TTCGTAGATCGGCTTGAAGATCTGCTTGATCTCGGAGAAGTCGCGGATCCAGCCGGTATGCGGGTCGACCTCGCCCTCGATGTACAGCGCCACGCGGAAGGAGTGGCCGTGCAAGCGGCCGCACTTGTGGCCCTCCGGGACGTGGGGCAGGCGGTGGGCGGACTCGAAAGTGAATTCCTTGAACAGTTCCACGAAATTTCCTGTGATGCAGATGGCGCGCTGACCTCAGAGGATTTCGCGCAGCTGGTGTACTGATTGATGTACTGATTGGTCGTTGCTGGGGCTGATTCGCCGCATCCAGTCTTCGACATCAGACTGGCGCCAGGCGACCGAGTTGGGCCCTATTCTAACCTGTTTCGGGAACGAGCCTTCGCGAATCCGACGATACAGGGTGTTCTTCCCCAGGCCGGTGGTGTGGAGTACTTCTTCGATGCGCATGAAGCGATCGATTTTCTCTGCTGCGCTCATGGCAATACCTCATCGCGCCGGCGCTGGCCGGCGATGGTGGAATGGGGTTGGGTTATGCGGAGGGTGGGGCGGGGAGGGGCTGCCAGTGGGTTGGGGGTTCTTCTTCAGTGAACCCGCCATCCCAGGACCCCCAGTTAGCTCCGCTGTCGTACTCGACCTGACCGAGGTATTCGCCGGTTGTGGAGTGGTGTTCTGCCGCGGACTTGCTCCACTCAATCCAGGCGCCGGAGCTCACGCGAGCTCCTCGGCGCAGGATGATCTCGGTTCCGTCCCTCGGCGCGGTATCAATCGGCTGCCATTCGCTCATCCCATCTGCCTCCCGACCTCGGCCGCGGCGCGGACGATGGCGCGACGAGTTGCTGCATAGCGTTCCTGGTCTCCCTGGAAGCGCTCCCAGCAGATTGGCTCTCCGCCATTCCAAGGTTTCTTGCCGACCATGCACTTGCTTGGCTCGCAAGGAATTTCGTCCAGCGTATATGCGACTGCCAATTTGAGTTTTGCCGCCAGGCGCAGCGCATCGCCATCGTCATGCAGCGGATCCCACTGCTTCCAGCGCCCTGACTCTGCGAGGATTACCGGAACTGGCGGCTGGGAAAGGCTGCGCATCGAAGTAGAGAACTGATATCCAGCCGCCTTCGCCGCCAGCTCCAGGAGTTCACGGTCGGTCATGGCTGCTTCACCTCGATTCCGGCTTGCTGGAGGGCTTCGACTATCTCGGAGTAATGCGGGAACTCCCAGTCCGGCAGCTCCACCTTCAGAGCCGCGCGGCTGGCTTGCCAGGTTTCCCAGCGCTTGGCGCATTCCCCGGCGTTCCAAGCATCATCTTCCTCAGAGATGCAGTAGCCGAACTCAGCGTGGTGCCACGCTTCAAACTCTTCTCGAATGTCGGTCATGGCCGAATCTCCAGGGCACCCTTGAGCAGCCAGCGGGCCAGACGCTCACGCCATGTCATATACCGAGACTCGCCGCGAGCATTGGTTATCAGAAGACCAGGGAAGTCCTCGGACACGCGCACAGCATGTTTGTCGAGCGCGTGCGATGCTTCATGCAGGACGTGCTTCGCCTCGGCCTCATGCTTCGGGCCGTTGTAGCTAAGGCACTGGGCGGCACCCTGGCACTTGCTGGCCAGTTCGGATTCATAGGAAATTTCGTCAGGCACGGTCGTTCTCCTCAAGGCGCTTCCAGCCTTCCTGATCATCCTCGCGGCCACCCCATTCGATCTCGGGCTTGCTCCAACTCTTGATCAGGCCATCGACGCCCACCTTGAAGATGATGTAGTCGCCATAGCCGTTCTCGGTCGGGCAGAGGAAGTCGTCCGGTACGTAGTAGCCGGCCCACTGGGCGACACGTTGCCGGTTGTCGTCGAGCAGCCAGTACTGGCCTGCGTCGCAGACCTTGTAGTGGATGTCGGCGATCATGCCGGCCGGCCAGTCCATCACCATGCCATCTTCCAGGCGGATCACTGGACACCAGAGGTCGTCACGACGGAACGGCACCAGAGAGCCGTCACTGTCCTCCTGCCCGTTGATCTTGGCGTCTTCCCAATAGCGCACTTCGGCGCTCACTTCGATGTAGGTTGCTTGAATGTCAGGCACGGTAATGCCTCCCATATGGGTGTGCGGTTAAGGGGAATGGTTAGGATTGGAGGAGGGCGCGGAGTTCGTCGGCAAGATCGGATGCAATGGATGCACTTGGTGATCCAATCGCGTCGTACTCGATGTGATCCTGCAAGCGCTTCAATAGCTCGATTGGCACCAGCACCTGGTCGGCGGGGATTTCCACCAGCGGAACGCGCCGGTGCTGCCAGCCCCAGAGTTCGGCATTGCATTCCCGCACAGGGTTGGCATCACCAATCTCGATGCGATCCTCGTTTCCGGCACGGGTGTAGACCGTCGCCCAGGCGATGGGCTTCAGCTCAGGCATGGCCGTTCTCCTTCCCCTCGTCGAGCAGGGCGCGCAGTTCATCCCGCGCCTCGGCAGCCATGGCGATGTCGCCTTCTTCTGCCGACTCGTCGCACAGATACTCGAAGTAGAACTGGAGCATCTGTTCGCAGCGCCGCAACAGCCCCTCGCTCACCACCTTGCCGTTGAGGCGCGCCAGTTCGTCGAGGCAGGCGTTCCAGCCAGTGTTGTGCTGATAGATCGAAGCGATGTCAGAGCTACGCGGCATGCGCTCGGGCACAACCACCACCCTTGCGCGCAGGGCTGCGGCTTCGGTGCGCAGCGACACGATCTGGTCTGCCTGATCGTTGCGGTGCCGTTCACCGCGCGCGACTTCCTCCCTGAGCGCCTGGGCTTCGGCTTCGAGCTTGGAGTAGTCAGATGCCAGCACGTAACGCATGTGAGTCTTGAAGGTGTCGTCAGGGAACCTGTAGGTCTTCACTTCGCTCATAACTCACCTCCCTGTGCCGGCGCGGCGGCAAACTCAACCAGAGTCGTGTAGCCATCTTCCTCGCACTCGGCGCAGGCCAGGTGCAGACCATGAACCTGCCGGCCATCGTCGTCGGTGATCTCGCCGATGAAGAGGATGCCGTCCTGGTAGTCGCCATAGGATCCGCCTCCATCGCTACAGTGGAAGGCGATGCACTCAATAAGCTCCTTGTCGAGTAGCAGGCGGGTCGGAATAAGTGCATAGCCCTCCGGTACCTGGTTCCCCAGGTCGGATAGCCTGGCTCGTAGCGCTTCAATTTCGTCGCGATGCTGGACCGCCTGAGAAGTCAGGCGCTTGCGGTCCTGGCGCAGGTTTTGGGTGGATTGCTCAAGCTCCGCCACCCTGGCCTGGGCGGCGTCGCGCTCTTCGGTGATGACGCGAATATCTTCGTGCATTTCGGAAAGTCTTACACCGCGCTTGGCCGACTCAGCCCGCAGCGCCCCGACGATGCGGTCATGCTGGGCGACGGTCATCAAGTGGTGTGCTCCAATCTCTAGGCCTTCCGTGTGCCAGCTCCTGGTTGCATCCACACTTTTCGAACCGTCGTAGTGCTCGCCGATAAGCAACGTGCCAACCACCTCCGGCCGCTCCAGCTCCGGCGCCGGGGAGGGTTGCGCCAGGGCGGCGCGGGCTTGCCAGGCTGCCCCGGCTTTGAACGCCGCGAACTCTTGGTTTTCCTTCGCGTGGAATGGGGCGCTGCCAAACACTCCCCGATACCAAGCGCAATACGCGGAAAGCGCCTCCCGCTCCCCCTGCGCGCCCTCTGCCTGCTCGGGGTGCTTCTTGGCGCAGGTCTGGCAGTCGATGTACCAGACGCCGCAGCCGTCGCTGTCAGATACCTTGCCTGAGCCGTCGCACTGCGGGCACTGCTCCCCCTGCTGCGAGGCGAGGATTTGCTGCGCCATCCAGATTTCGTTCCCGGTGATGTAGACCTGGGTGAAGTCGCCTTTGATGGCCTTGCCGCTGTAGAGGCCGGCGATGTGGCGGATCAGGTCCATTGCCATGGTCATGGTTTAGTCCTCGTATGCTTGGCCACGAACTCAGTCGCTTCAACGCAGAGTTCATGGGCTATCGGTGAAGCGCTGCGGTCGGCATAGACCTTCAGGCGCCGGATCAGGTCCAGGGCCCGCTCGTGGAACAGGGCTTCTTCCAACTGGGCCTGGTAATGCGCGTGTGGGTTCGCTACCAGCGCCTCGGCTGAGCGCTGGAAGGCTGATTTGTCGAGCATGACGAATCCTTGCGCCTGCTGGCGCGGGAAAGAGTTTCCGGAAAAGGGCAGTTTGTTGCGGAGGGTCAGGCAGCGGCGGCTTGCTTCTGCGCCAGGATGGCGAGCGCGGCGTGGCGGATCATGTAGAGCTCGCGCATCAGGGACTCGGCCGGCGTGGTGGTTCTGATCTCCCACCAGTCAGGCCCGAGGCCTAGCGTCTCGCAGTGCTCGTTCATGAAGGCGCCTGCGTAGTGCTCATCGCCAATGTCACTGGCTTCGCGCAGCAGGTCGTCCCACTCCCCCCACTTATCGTCGGCATCGTTCTTGCGGGCCTCGGTGCAGATGAAATCGCGCAGCTCCTTCCAGTGGCTGCCGTCAGGGCCGCGCTCCTTCTCCTCGCGCACCCATGCGGGGAGCTCTTCATAAGCGTCGTATTCAGCCTCATCGGCGATGCGCTGGCAGATCCCGGTGACGAGTGCGCCACGGAATGCTGCCTCGTCGAATTCCCTGGTCTTGCACTTCTCGTCGAGCTTCGAATGGATGTAGTAGCCAACGTCGTCGCCGGACAGGAAGTCGAGGCCGTAGCTCAGTCCAACACCGAAGGTCAGATTGGCGATGTCGCCCACGACGGCGATGCCGTAGCGGGTGAGCATGATGTCGAAGGCATAGGCGCTGGTGCCCGGCTGCTGGCAGCGCCAGACCTTCACGTCATCGGCATCTACCAGGGGGCGATACTGGTGATTCTTCAGGTACTCGGCTGCTTCAGCTCGGCGCTCTTCGCGCAGCTGTTCGTAGGTCTTCATGAGATGTCCTCGCGCCGTAGTGGCGCAATGGCGGGGAGTGGGGTAGGTTCGGATGGCCCGGCATGGGGCCGGATAAAGGAGGAGGCGATGGGCTTGGATTCGATTGCGTCTGGCGCATCGCTTGTAGTAGGCCGCGGGCATACTCATGCTTCGAGCTCCTCACCTAAATGGCCAGTTCGGCTTGGCCACTACGCGTCCAGACCGGGGCTGAGTTGTGGGCTTCGATGCGATCAGCGATCACTGCCGCGCGCTGGCCTGCTGTAGGCGGCACGTACATGCCGAATCTGGAGACGCTGCCGCCGTTGACTGCCGCGTTCGTGCTGTCCGCACTGGCGAACGGCAGGCGACTGAAAATCTGCGGATCGAGCATCCGCAGGCCGTGCAGCCGGCAGACCGGCCGGCCGTGGGCATCGCAAATGACGTCCATCGCGCTGGCAATGCGTTTCCACCAAGCCGCCGTGCCGGGTGTCGCCCATTGGCCGGAACTGCCCAGGGCAACAGTGCGCCACGCGCTTGCCAATCTTTGCAGGCGTTCCAGGGATTCGTGCAGATGCCAGACCGGGACGCCAGGCAGGTGCGCTGGCCACTGTTCGAGTAGTTGGTCGTTGGCCTCTTCATCGCCGTCGATTACGTCGGGGATCAGCGCCCAGTCGAACCCGGGGTGCTGGCGCCAGTTCTCTACCCAGCGGATGTACCCGTCGACGTCGAGGGTGCCGCCCTGCTTCCAGACCGAAAAAGCACCGTTGTCGAAACAGAAGCTCTGGCAGGTGTCGGCGACGATGCCCATATCGTCCTGGCGCGGGAACGGAACCAAGGCATGCCGCCCAGCGAGGAAACGCGCGGCGTCCTGGCGAGTGCCACCGATTGGGGTGCCGTGGTAGTGAATCATCACGCTGGCAACCTCACGGTTTCGACCTCGACGCCCTGGTGCAAGCCGACGATGCGTTGTTCGCCGCCGAGTTGATCCTGCAGGCGGTCCGCGATCTCTTCCTGGAAGCCACATTTGATCAACGCGGTGGCGGTACGGATGTGCTCGACGCGAATCATCATCGCCGAGCGGATCTCCAGCCTGTAGATGATCTGCTCACCATCCGCGGGGCACTTGGCAACGAAGGTGTGGCGGTAGATGTTGAGATTCAGATTCATGATGGCCCTGTGCGTTGGCGCGCCGCTGGCAGTTGGAATGGAGTCGGACGGCCCGACATGGTCCTTTCCGCCGCTGATGCTGACGATGTTGTGCTCGGTCATGGTCTCTCCAGGCTGCGCAGCCACGCCGCGAGAGCAGTGGGTTGCGTGATAGTCAGGGGAGGCGTCGCTTACCCATGGTCATGTCGGCGATCATGCCGGCCGGCCAGTTGCTCCCGGCGATCTTCCAGCGGATGACGTGTGCGGTAGTCGATGGGGATCATGCTCATGCTGCGACCTGCTGCCCGGCCTGTGCCTGCTGGATGTGGGCGATCAGCGCTGCACAAATACGCTGGAAGTCGGCGGCGCGGTACAGCACCGCTGCACGCTCGCGGCCGGCTGGCTCAAAGCCGATGGAGCGAAGGAAGTCGGCAGTCAGCGCGAAGCCTAGGCGGTTGTTGATGTCGCCCAGCTTGATGCGCAGGCCGTCGTCCTCCGTCGGCGCAACTACGGCCACCGACACCGCCTGGCGCTGCGCCACTTGCGCCACTGGCTCGGCAGCAGGCTGCGTTACTGTCGCAGCGCGCTTCTCTTCCAGGCGCTTCTGCTCGGCTTCGTGCTCAGTGATCCTGGACTTTACTGTCGCCACCAGGTCATCACTGGGCTTCAGTACCAGCTGCTGCAGGTCGGCGAACAGGGATGCATGATCCCCAGCCAGTTCGTCGAAGCTGCGCAGATTGGCGCGGATGCCGTCGGCCACCTGGCTGGCTTCGATCTTCGCCCTGGCCAACTCGGTGTTTGCGGCGTCCTGCAGGCTGGCGACGGTCTTCTTCCCCTTGATGGCGCCGGCGAAGTCGACAGCGATGGCGGGCATAACGACGCGACCGCCGAGCGTCTCGTTGATCTGCGCGATGTGCTCACGCAATGCGGTGCTGGCCTTGGTGACGATGTCGGTGCGGATTTTCTCCTTCCGAGCTTTCACCAGCTTATCGAGTTCCAGGCGCTTGGCGCGGGCCTCGGCCGAAATCTCGTCGATGGCGCGGAAGAGGGCGTCGATGCTCTCGGTCTGGCTCAGCGCATGCTGCTTGGCGGCTGCCAGGCGTTCCTCGACGTCGCCGCACCATTTCACCGCCTGCTCGGCGTTGGCAAAGTCCTGGTCGGTCTGCAGCTCGGTGTTGATGCCCTTGAAGATCGCCAGGGCGTGTTCCTTGAAGGCATCGAGGTTGCTGGCGGTGACCATGCCGGTGACTTCGATGCGCAGCGCTGGCAGAGCGCCGGGGGCACGGCCAACGGCTTCTACCTTGGCTTCCTGCGGGGAGAACTCGGCCAGGTCCTGCTCGAACTGTGCCCAGCCAGCCAGCAGTTGCTCACGGCGCCCGGCGACCGGTCGATATTCCATCTGCACCAGGTTGTTCTCGGTGCCGTCGGAGCAGACGAAGATGGCGCGCTCGGCGCCGGTGACCAGCAACTGCTGTTCCAGCTGCCAGTAGTAGTGCGGCTCCAGCTCTCCGGCGCGCACCTTGGCGGCCAGGCCTTCGTTCCAGAGCTTGTGCTCGAACAATACGGTGCCGAGCATGTCCATGCCGTCGACGCTGGCGAGCAGGTTGCCCTCGGTGGCGACCACCGGGAACAGGTCTTCGCCGATCTGGGCCTCAATGATCGCGCGGGCCAGAGCCTCGGTCTCGTGGCCGCGGTCGAACAGTCGCTGCTGGGACTCGCTGACTTCCGGTACGATGCCGGTCCTCTTCTGCTTCAGCAGGTCGCTGCGCGACTGGTACTTCGAGACGCCCATCATCGCCGGCGCCTCGGAGGCAGTGAAGTAGTTGGCTCGCAGGGCGTGCCACTCCGGCGCACCCTGGGTGACGTTGTGGATCTGCATGATCATTCTCCTTCGATGGGATCGAGCGCCTTGATCTGGGCGACCTGCTCATCGCTCAGGACGTATTTGCTGCTGATGGTGTTGATCAGGTGGTCGGGCGAGGTCTTGCTCTGCTCGATGGCTTGGCGCCATTTCGGCAGGTTCTCGGCCAACTGCTCGTCGGTGTAGGCCGGTTTGTCCTGCTCCAGCTTCGGCGACGTAGGCGTGATGTCGCGCTCCTTAGGCATGTCCATCACCTCTTCGGCAACCGGCATGCCGCGCAGCACGTCGGGGAAAACGTCGCGCAGGGCGAAGGCGCGGGCGCGGAGTTGCAGCATTCGCTTGGGGTATTGCGTCCAGGGCCCCTGCTTGCCGATCAACCCAGCGGCCTTCGCGTCGGCCAAACTGAAGGTGCGGACCTGTTCTTCCTCGCCGCGACGCTTCACGCGACAGGTGGCCACATCGCCGTCGATGGTCTCGTACACGTACTCACAGAGCGGCGAGGAGCGAACCAGGGCGATTACGGCATCACCCCACAGCGCCGGGCGTCCGTTGATCACGGCGATGTTCTGCATTGCCTGCATGGGCTGCAGGCCGAGTTCCATACCCCACTGGATGGCGACCAGGATGTTGCCCGGGTTGCCGTTGAAGTCCTTTGGCACGATGCTGGACTTGCTCAGCATCTCGGCGAAGCGCAGGGCCTCGTCGAGCGACTGCGGGGCCAGGCTGAAGCTGCCGCGCGATACGGGTTCAGTGATTGCGTTCACGGTTGTTCCTTGCCGCGCGGCGCGCAGCTGGTAGAGGGGAGGGGAAAGGCGCTTACGGCGCCACTCGGCAGCGTCATCCCTGCGGGATGAATAGCGTTTCGCTAGAAGCCGCTGCTGCGGGTGTTTTCTTCATGCCGCCCACCGCCCGCTGGGGAAGCCGCAGCTATCCGGATTACCGGCCTGCTGCGGACAGGTGCGTAGCTTCTGCGGTGATGATGCCGCCCCAGATCGGGCCGGCTGCGAGAATGAACAGGTACAGCGGGCCGCCGCGGTCGGCTGTGGTGTTGGGTACTGAATCGGTTGCTCTACGGTGTGCCGGCCCGTGATCGCGTCGGCGAACTCGATGGCCTTGAAGAAGGCGAGCATGGAGAGGAGTGCGAGGATCAGGCCGTTGCGGAGGGCTTTGCGGAGCATCATGCTTCCTCCTTCCGATAGAAACCGAGCCTGTTCAGCGCGCCCTCAAGGTCAAAATCAGTAGCGTCCTTCTTTGCCGAACCGAGCAGCATGACAACGAACTGCTCTCCGCGCGGCGGCCTGAACCCGAACGTCATCTTCCTTCCGTCCTCGGTCCACCCGATCTTGTTGAAAGACCCAACAAAGGTCGCGTCTCCGTCATTCAGATTCATGGCTGAACCTCGCACACCCAGCGCCCAGCCTGCTTGAACGGCGAGCGCCGGAAGACGGGCAAAGAAAAGCCCTGACATTGCAGGGCTTTGATCAAGTCCGGGAAGGTGGCGGCTATGCAGACCATGCTTCGTCCTCCCGAGCTTGGTACACGCGATGCTTCAGCGGCTCGCCTTTCCAGCCTTCCTGGCGCGCGAAGATCTTGGCGTGTGCTACGGCCTGACTTTCGCTGATTGCCTCAAGGCGGACCGTATAGACCGGCTGGCGAGTCTGCTTCGGATAGTGAAGGTCGACGTCGTATTTCATGCCGCCTCCCAGTCGCGGTCGTCGCGATCTTCATGAATTCGATCCAGAAGCCGCGCCTCGATCTCTTCGGCGTACAGCTCAGCCACCGATGCGCAGCCGTTACGGCCAAGGTCTTTCGCGTTGCCGCCCTCGTCGTAGACCAGACCAGAAACAACTTCGAATTCCAGCTCTTCAGGCTCGTCGGGGTAGCAATCCTCCCAGGGGCCGCTGTACTTGCCTGCGCGGCCTGGCGAATAGTCGGTGACTTCGACCTGGAGTTCGTACTGTTCGATGCTTACTGTGTAAGTCATGGCTTCCTCCTGGGAGGGAATTAAGAGCGAACGCCGGGCACTTCCCCGGATGTGTCAGGTCTGGCTGCGCTAGCCCCTCGACTCGTTCGCTGTTCGGTTACGCCGCTTCGGTTTCGGCCGGCTTCTCGCCGCCGGGCACGGCCGGAGAGGCGTCGATGATCTGCTTCAGGATCGGTTTCCAGACCGCCCACCAGTCCAGCGCCTTCGAATCCATGCGGCCGATCTCTTCGTCGTTGAAGGCCCACCACTCGCTGAGCAGGTGGAACTGGCAGCCGATCTGCATATGGGTGGCGGTGTAGGTGACCGGCCAGATGTCCGCCTGGATGGCCTTCACCTCGCGGAGGTTGCCGGTCAGGCCACAGATGGAAGACAGTTCGCTCAGGTAGGCGCCGCTCAGGTTGGCGCCGCTCAGGTAGGCGCCGCTCAGGTTGGCGTCGCTCAGGTCGGCGCCGCTCAGGTCGGCGTCGCTCAGGTCGGCGCCGCGCAGGTAGGCGCCGCGCAGGTTGGCGCCGCGCAGGTTGGCGTCGCTCAGGTCGGCGTCGCTCAGGTCGGCGCCGCGCAGGTTGGCGCCGCGCAGGTTGGCGTCGCTCAGGTAGGCGTCGCTCAGGTCGGCGCCGCGCAGGTCGGCGTCGCTCAGGTTGGCGTCGCTCAGGTAGGCGTCGCTCAGGTTGGCGCCGCGCAGGTTGGCGTCGCTCAGGTCGGCGCCGCGCAGGTAGGCGCCGCGCAGGTCTGCCTGCTCGCCGCCTTCTTCGTCATCCAGCCACATGCGGTGTTTTTCCAGGACCTCGGCAAGCTCTTCGGGGGTATAGGTTTTCATTGGGGTTTCCTTTGAGGAGTTCGAATGCCCTTGGCCGAGGGCGACGTGCGCGCTTTCGGCTGCCGGCGATGCGTCGGCATGCGAAAGAGGGCGAAAAAAGGCCCGGCGAACCGGGCGAAGGATGGGGAAGGTGATGCTCGTCGCATCCCGCTGCACCCGGTCGCCCAGGTGCAGAAGTGATGCTCAGGCCTGGGGAGCGTCGCGGTTCGGGCCACCGCGCTGCGGCGCCTGCACCTGGGCGGCGGTGACGCCGTCGCCGATGACCTCGATGCGCCCCTCATCGAACCATTGGGCGCCTTCGATCTTCCCGTCGCGCGCCGGCGGCACCAGGCTGTACTGGTCGCAGCCGGTGAGGTATTGGCAACGACCGGTGATGATTCCCTCGAAGCCAGTGATCTTGTCCCGGCCTTTCTTTCCAAGCTCGATCATGGTTTCTGCCTCAGAAGAAAGTCGGTTGAGCGACGGCGCGCGTCAGCGCCATCAGGCCGATCTGGAGGTCCTTCTTCGCGATCGCGGCCCAGCGGCGCGGGCCGGCCGCATCGAGGCGCTCGGTCTCTTCATCGGTCTCCATGCTGTTGGCTTTCTCAACCTGAATGCCGATGTGCTCCTCGACCTTGTCGATCAGTTGGGCGAGCTGCGGGCCGAAGGCCTTGATCTCGTTCATCAGGTCGATCTCGTTCTGGCTGAGTTCGCGGTAGCCGCTGATTTTCCGGTGCTGGTTGTCCACGGTGATTCCTCTGCTGGTGATTTCCCGGATGCCCCTGTCTCCAAGGGCATCGAATAAATCGGTGTTGCTCGCCGCGCTCAGCTACTGGCGTCTCGCGCGGCGTGTCTTGGGTTAGGTGTTGGACCGATGCGCGCGAGTGGCGTAGCACCAAATCGGCCACAGCTGCATCGCGGCGGCGATATTCGCGTTCGTACCTTCCCAGTTATCAAGCAGGGCCACTGCCTGCTCACGGATAGGCTTGGCTGATTTGAGTTCAAAGCGCTGCTCGCAATAGCGAGCTGCAAACTCGCGGCTGATGTTGAAGATGGGGGAGGCCATGGTCAGAACCATGTCCTCAGCAATCTCCGCCGGGCTGCGTCCGTAAGTAGAGGCCATCTCTCATCCCTCAATGTTGAAGTGGCGGCGGGCGACCTGCTCCCCGATCTCGTCAAGGATGGCTTCGGCGCCAAAGTGGTTAACGATCTGCTCAATGTCGAAGTTCTCCAGCACCGAGGCGCCGTCCGCATCAAAGGCCGAGATGCCTACGGTCGTGCGGCTGGATGGGTCTACATCGATCTTGTAGGCCGTGAAGTTCAAAACGCTGATGTTCATGATCCTGTCCTCTTGGCTGACTTCCCAGATGCCACCCTCTGGATGGCATCGAGGAAATCGGTGTTGCTCCGCGTTCGCCTAACTGGGCTTCTACAACCCGCGGGTGGTGCTGTCCTCACCACTGCCGATAGCAGCTCGGACTCGATGTGTTTGGCCTTGGGCTTCCCTCGCTGCGCCTTCAATCGGCTTACGGAGCAGGTCGTGGGGGACTAGAGGTGATCTCGCGGGTTCGCTGCAGCCCGGCGGCCTGGTGATGTGGGCAGCTGCTCGCGAGGTGCCGACCCGAACATCGGCTGGGCTTGTTACTGCATGGGTGGGTTCCTCCTATTGGTGTCATCTCGGTCGCTTCTCCATGTCGGGGTTCGTTCCCACTCCTGCGTTTGCTTCTTTGGTCTATTGGCAGGTGACTTGAGCGACGTCGCGTGCAATGCATGGGCTTGCACGGCTGGACTGTCTGGCCCAGCTCAGGCTGCGTCTTTTGCCTCTTCCAGCGTCTCGCGACGGTGGTGCAGCAGAGGGTTCCCGAATTGTGAAAAGAGCGTTCCGGCTTCGCCGAGGCATCTCTGCCTGGCCAGCGCGGTGGATTGCGTTGGTGTGAGACAAATATCAACCAGTGGTTGTTTTATGTCAACAACCAGAAGTTGATATTTCGTGTTTCAGTTGATATCCGGTTGATTTTCTAAGGGAAAAATTTTCTATGCGGCCAGCTTGCAAAGAGCCTGAGGGAGGAAATACTGTATATACATACAGCAACAGGAGGTTGATATGGCAAAGCAAGCGAAGAGGCAGGAACCGCGCGAACCGAGCAGTTACGAGGTACTAGGGAGAAGGATTCAGCGACTGATGGGTATGCCGGCCGCGCAGCTGGCGCGGTCGCTGACCATCAGTAGGGAGGAGGGCGAAAGCCACGCTGACTGGGACCGGCTACTGGACGAGATGAGCCTGGCTGACGGGGTGGATATCGAGGAGGGGGAGGAGGGCGCTGTCACCATCCGGTGGCAGGTAGACGAGAGCGCCTGGTAGGAGGAAGAGACCGGAAACGAAAAGCCCCGCAGTGCGGGGCTTTTTCATGGGGCGATTGATATCAACCTGGTCCAGCTCGGCCCAGTATCAGCCAGATGACGGAGACAATCGCTGCCGAGGCGATAGCCCAGGCGCAGAGAAGAACCCAGAAGGTCGGTCGATGTGGTTGCCCCATGGCGTCCTCCTGTGCAGATGCCAGAAAAAGAAAGGCCGCCTCGATCAGGGACGGGCGGCCGGAAAGGTCTCAGCATGGAAACTTCAGCGTAGCAGGCGATGCCGTCATTGCCAGAAACGAAAAAGGCCGTACCCAATCGATACGGCCTTGTCCTGGTAGCTGCTGTCTTCCCAGCTCCAGGGCAGGGAAAATTTACCAAAACGGGTAGGGCGGTCAAGGGAGGGCGAAAAGCCCAGCGGGCGCGGGGCTTAGGGCCATGCTTAGTGATGACTTCGGCTGGCGCCGCGCTTCTCCAGGTCGGTGAACAGCATGGACTTCACCAGCGATGAGATGATGTCGCGCTCCATCAGGGCGCTCGCGTGGTCCTTACGGTCATCGATCACAACCATGATCTCCCGGCCCTTGGTATAGGGGCTGCTCAGGATGTCGCCGGCCTTGCGCATAACGCCGCCCGTCGCATTGGCGTTCGGGCTGATTGCGTCCACCAGCAGATTGCCCAACTGGAAGTCGAAAGTGTGCTCGCGCCGGGACAGGCCGCGAGCCTTGGGCCGCAGCGACAGTGTTTCGGTGGGGCGCCAGTGCCGCAGTAGCATCTCCACCTCATCGACCAGCACATGCCAGTCAGAAGGAGTCGCCAACGCCTCGCGCTCGTATTCGACGATGGACATCAAGCCAGCCAGGTAGCGGGCGATCAGATCGGAGGCCTGTTGGTTCGGTCCGCTGGCCAAGATCTCGCCCGCATCGCTCAGCGCCAGGCTATGCAGTTCCAGGCGATTGCGCAGCGAGGCCCAGCGGCGCTTGTCCGAAGAGGACAGACCGATGCTCATCAGGTGGGCGAGGGTGTCGCCATTGTCGCTGAGCACCAGAACGGTTCCGTGCTCCTTCACGTAGAAGGCAATCGGCTCTCCATCCGAGAAGGAAAACGGCGTGTCGACCTCTAGCACCGGCCCATGGGTGATGCCTTTCACGGGTCGGCACTCGAAGCCCAGATTATTGATCAGCCAGTTACATTCCATGATCGTCACCAAACGGGTATGGCAGTTCGGTCTCCAATGTCAGACAGATGCGGCTACAGAATAATTCCAGCCAGAGCTTGTAGTCTGTGCAGCAGAGGTCATTTTGTACAGGTCGCACATCGCCATCGTCGCCGTAGTGCTCGTGCGGGCCGTAGAGCCTTGGCGGCCCGTTGTGCGAACGCTTGTCCTGGGGGACGACTTCTAGTTGGTAGACGCGCCGCTGCTTCTGGTTGCTCAGGCGGAACATGGTGAAGGTGTACTTGCAGCGATCCGCAGCCACGCCCGTGCGCAGCACGATCTCGATGGTCACGCCGGGGATGGTTGCGCCATCCTCATCCTCCGGCCGGAAGGCGGCGACCTTGAACAGGGTGTTAGTATCCTTAGTGCCGAACGCCAAACGGCCAGAGAAGCGCTTGGGTCGCGCGATCAGTTGCTGATCATCCATGCATACGCCTCACTCCCCCCATTTGCCTATCGCTCCGGCCCTGGCCATGACACCTATCAGCCCTTACTCCGCGTTATCCGCCCCGCCTTGACCTCATCAGCATATGAGCCAAGACGGTCCTCGCCGTTGATGAGCACCCCAACGATACGGAGTACGGCCCAGGCGTCAGTCTCATTGCCTGCCTGGCTCAGTCGCTCGGCGATCTTCACCAGGTCGACGGATGCCCATTTGAGGTCCGCCGTTATGGACTTGAGGTCGTGCTTTAGCAACTGGGTGGGTTTGTTCATGCCCATTTCTTACAGATCCCCACCGCGCCAAACAATCTGCCCCATCAGCGACATAGGCTCGTCATCCTCGTCCAACCACTGGTCCGGGAATTCGCGCTTGTCGAGGTTGTCGCTGATCAGCCCCCACTGGTTCACGGCGCTCGCATGCGAAAGGCGCTTGATGATCACGCCGTCGGCGCCATTGAGGGCGAAGATTGTGTTGTGGATCGGCTCTTTCTGGGCCTTGTTCAACAGCACCACGTCGCCATCGTTGATGGTGGGATGCATGCTCCACCCGTCGGCATAGAAGGCTTCTAGGTATTTCACATTCAAGCCCCTGGCCATGATCCAGGATCGCTTGAACGCCAGATGCCCCTTCACTTCGACGTAGGGGTTCTCGTAGCCGCGGCCCATTGCGCCCCTGGCGCTCTTCAGCGGGACGTGGACGTATTCGTCATCGGACGAGTCCGCCGAAGGTTCGGGCTCGGGCTTCGCCTGGTCCGATTCGCGCATTTCGCCCAGGCCGTATTCCAGCCATTCGACGCGAACACCCAGCCAGCGCGCTAGCAGTTCCATGTTGTCGCGTTCAGGGATCGAGGAGCCGGTAAGCCATTTGTGAGTAGCCTGCTTCTTCGCTCTAGCCCCTAGCTTCTCCAGTGCGCCATGCAAATCGACATTGCGGCCGCGCTCCTGCCTGATCTCAGGCATTTCGTCCAGCGCTCTGTTCAGGCGCGCCGCAAAGGCGTCCCGTATCTCTTGAGTCTCAACCATTGGTTGATCCTTGCACAGAACTTGCGCAACAGTCAGTTGATCATTAATATCAACCGTAAGTTGATGAGCGAGGCTCAATATGGATACTCCATTCACCTGCCGAGAAGGCTCTGTTGCTGAGGCTGTAGACCTCGCCGGGGGCGCCATTGCCGTTGCCAAAGCGTGCGGCAAGAGCCGCCAGGCGGTGGACAAATGGATCCGCAGCGACCAGCTCCCCCGCACCGAATACACCGGCGAAACGCGTTACGCCGAGGTGATCTCCGAACTGGCACTCGCCCGCGGAAAGCACCTAGATCCGGCCGCGCTTCGCACCAATGCATCCCCCAAAAAATCAGCCGCATAGGAGACCTGTGCATGTACGACCGTCCCGAGCAGCGCAAAACCCAGCGCCCGAAGCTCAGCTTGACACCTCAATTCGACCGGATGCTGCGCAAGGCGGCCAGCAGGGCTGACATCGAGTACGCCGCTTTCCTTCGTGAACTCATCGAATGGTCCGTCGTGAACGGCGCCATCGAGTCGATCCAGGAAGAACAAGCCATCAAGTTCGATTCTACGGCGGCTTAAGGCCCCTCTGGAGGGGCTATGAGCGCACTCGAATTCGATGACCTGCCTGAGTGGGTGAAAGCGCGTATCGATGCCCTGGCCAAGCAGCACGGCTGGAGCATTGAGCGCTGCATGGAAGAGATCGTGATCGAAGGGATTGCGATGGGCGGACTGACATCCGCAGGGCGACCTAAAGCGAAGGTCGTCCAGCTGAGGCCTGAAGAGGGGCTCAAGAGTGACTAACTGCGCTGTCGGCCAGTGACAGCTAAGGCGCCTTCTCCGAGCAGGCGCAGCGGTGAAAGTGAAGTACAGAGCACGGGGCGAAAACACCAGCCCCCGAGCGTCCGGCAAGTGGAGGGAGTAACGCCCCAAGAGCTGAGTCGGACCAACCGCTAGGACGCGGGGAAGCTGCAAGCAGGTGACGGCGAGAAGGGCCGGTGACTGTGGAGGCGCGAGGGGATTCTGGAAGGAGGGCGGCCCTGCATCCGAGCAAGCGGTCACTGTTCGGATGCCAACCCTGGCGGCAAGTGAGTTGCCCGGCGAAGTAGAGAAGTCGGGCGTGTTTGGGGGGCAGAAGGCCGCCCCATCCAGCCAGGTATAGCGAGCTCCAAAGACAACCGATTCCGGGAAATTTCGTTGGGCCGGGTGCCCTCTTGATCTTGGTATGCCTGAAACACAGGGCCAAGCCAGGAAAAGCCCCGACCAGGAGTGAGTGAGATGGCTCGACGGCGTAAGGGGAAAGCGCAGAGCGCCTCCCTGGATGGGAAGAAAAGGAAGCCGGACCCGAACGGCTACTACGACTGGCTCATCGGGAAAGGTTATGCGCCCGCCAACGCGCTGCGGATGGTTGAGGCGAAGTTCGGTGGGGAGGCGAAACGCGAGCCTTCCCTTGGTTGGGCCTGGAAAGGCTGAAACGAAAACGCCCCGCAGTCGGCGAGGACAGAACGGGGCGCTGCTCAGAGAGCGAGGACGATTATGGCTCAAATCCTTCGACCGTACCAAGACCAGGCGCTGAACGAGCTTCGGCGCGGCATCCGCGATGGGTTTCTCGTGCAGATGCTCATGGCGCCCACGGGGGCCGGGAAGACCACCATCGCATCGGCGATGAAGCAGGGTGCCTGCGCCAAGGGCAAGCGGGCGTTCTTTATTGTCGACTCCCTGGAGCTAGTGGATCAGGCGGTGGCACGGTTCTGCCATGACGGCCTGCAGGTGGGTGTCATCCAGTCCGACCACATCTTCACGGACTACAGCAAGCCCGTGCAGGTCTGCACCATTCAAACCCTTCGCTCCCGCTGGAAAGACTTGGCCGATCATCTTAAGCCTGACTTGGTGGTGATCGACGAAGCTCACGTCCTGCACAAGATGCACAAGGAGATCATCGCCGAATGCATCGAGCGCAAGATTCCGGTGATCGGCCTCAGCGCCACGCCGTTCCGCAAGGGGCTCGGCAAGACCTTCGGGCGCCTGGTGGTCACCGCCTCTCTGTCCGACCTGACTCAGCAGGGCTACCTGGTGCCAGCCGAATGCTATGCACCGCACATCCCGGATATGAAGGGCGTCAAGACCACCGCCGATGGTGATTGGGCTGAAGATGCCCTGGCCGAGGTGATGGGCAGTGCCAAGATCATGGGCGACGTGGTGACCAACTGGCTGATCCATGCGAAGGACCGCCAGACCGTGGTGTTCGCCTGCAACGTCGCCCATTCCCGTGAGCTTGCCCGCCAGTTCAACACAGCCGGCATCCTGGCCGCACACGTCGATGGGTACATGGATGAGCAGGAGCGGGCGAAGATCATCAAGAACTTCCGCCACGGCTCCATCCGTGTTCTCTGCAACGTCGCCGTGCTGACCAAGGGTTTCGATGCGCCGGAGACTTCCTGTGTTGTCCTGGCGCGCCCCACGAAGTCGCTGATGATGCATTACCAGATGATGGGGCGCGGCCTGCGTCCAGCCGATGGCAAGGATGACTGCATCATCATCGACCACGCCGGTAACTGCCTGCGCAATGGCGTGCCGACTGAGGCGCTACCGACTGAGTTGGACATGGGCGCCGGCAAGAACAGCGACCGCCGCGTGCGTGATACCGAGAAGGCTGAGCGCCTGCCTCGCCCATGCCCGAAGTGCCAGCGCCTTTTTGCCACCAGCATCTGCCCGGCCTGCGGCTTCAAACCCGAGGCGCATGAGGATGTCGAGTGGTGCGACGGCAAGCTGGTGAAGATCGGCGAGGGCACTTCCAAGCGGAAGACCTTCAGCACCGCCGAGAAGGAAGCCATCTTCGCCCAGTTCCTCGGCTATGCCATAGACCACCATCACAACCCTGGGTGGGCCTGGCACAAGTGCCGCGAGTACTGCGGCAGCGCTCCGCGTGACACCAAGAGCATAGCCCCGCGCCATCCGTCCCCCGAGATCGAGAAGTGGATTCGCCACATCAACATCAAGTGGGCCAAGCGGAGGGTGGCGGCATGAAGACTGTCGACCGCATGGTTGGCCGCTGGGCTGATGCGCTTCGCTCCTACGGACTCAACGAGAAGCAACTGAGCGGGAAGCACACGGAATGCCCGCTCTGTGGCGGGAAGGACCGCTTCCGCTTCGACGACAAGGAAGGTTCTGGCTCCTACTACTGCAATGGCTGCGGTGCTGGCGATGGATTCAGACTGGCGATGGGCATCACCGGCATGGATTTCAAGGAGCTTGCTCGCGACCTGGACAGTCGTTCCGGTGCCCTGCGCGAGTCCGTGAAGCAGGAGCGCGATCACCGCTCGCTGCTCAAGCGCATCCACGATGGAAATCTGCCGCTGGCCGATATCGATCCCGTGGTGCTGTACCTGCGCAACCGCGGCATCCAATCGGCTCCGCGCCAATACCTCCGGTACAACCCGGGCATCTGGAACTGGCAGGACAAGACGCTTTCCCCGGCGATGGTGGCTGCTCTCTTCGACGCCTCCGGCAAGCGCAAGGGCTACCACCTGAGCTTCATCACCAAGGAAGGCAGGAAGGCCCAGCTTTCCAGCCAGAAGCTCTACACCCCAGGTCAGACCGGCGATTGCGTGATCCGCCTGTGTGACACCCCGAAGCATCTTGGTCTCGCCGAAGGCATCGAGACGGCCCTGTCGGCATCGCAGCTCTACGGAGTCGCCTGCTGGGCCACTGGAGACGCCGGCCGCATGGAGCGCTTCCAGCTTCCTGAAGGGGTGGGGCAGGTGACGATCTTCGCCGATGTGGACCATTCCCATACTGGCGAAGCCGCAGCTGAGGCTCTGGCTCGGCGACTGATCATCAAGCACAAGATTCCGGTCGAGGTCCGCCGCGACTGCCCTCGCGGCCAGGACTACAACGACCTGCTCATGCAACGCATTAGGGAGGCCTCTTGAGATGGGAGCGCATCAACGAATGGCTCGTCCGGAGGCCGGATGGGTACGCCATAGCGAAGTTCATGGATGGATCGGAGCCCCTATTCAGGGCCTCATTCAGGGGCGCGTTCATCGGTCCTGCCGGCACGAAGGAATCGGCACTGGAGCACTGCCGGGAGCATGCCAAGGCTCTGCGATGATCCTGATGGAAGACTGCGACCCGCTGGAAGTGGTGCGGAGTATCTGGCCGACTGCGGAGGTGGCGTGATGAGTTTCTTCAAGTTCTATCTGATGTGGGCTGCATCGACTTGGTTCGGACTTCTCCATCAATGGCGCTATTGCCCTGAATGGGACAAGGCCCTTGGCGCGCTTCTCGATAAATGCAGCGACAGGGTTCTTGTTGGCGAGCACACCACGACCATCAATGGAGTCGAGGTGTGGACTTCAAACGCCTTCTACAGCTACGGGCATATCTGGGGGTTTCCTCTTCAGAAGCGTCGCCCGGGCCTTTGGAATATGTACCGCCTCTGGCTCGCTGTCGACGCCAAGCAGAAGGAGCTCGCCCGACGCGAGCGCGAAGAGTACGTACGTAAGATGCGGGAGCTGGCCAATGACTGACTTCACCATCCTCGCCACGCTCTCCTTCTGCGCCAACTTCTGCTTCGTGCGTCGGAGCGTGGTTGGGATCATTGCCTGTATCGCCTTGGCTGCGGTGATTGGGGTGAGCCATGGCTGAGTACAAGAAGCCGGACATCTACTCCGATGCTGACTGGGAGATGGTTCAGGGGTACATGCACGGTCGCAATGGCATGTCCCGTGAGTCTAAGACTGCCGCCTACATGCATGGATACCGCAATGGTGAGTCTGACCGTCGAGGGGTTCCGCATGAGCGCGCCGAGGTGCTCCGCCGGCGCGCCATGATGATCCCAGGTGTCACGCCGGTGGAGGAAATTCGCCATGGCTAACCCGCGCTTCCCAATCCGCAACGAAACCGACCGCCAGCGCGCCATCGCGATCCTGCAGCGCATCGACCTGGCTGAAGGCAAGACCTGGAGCATCCACGACGAAGCCCGCAGTGACGCCCAGAACAGGCGTATGTGGGCCATGTTGCGCGACATCAGCCACCAGGTGGAGTGGTACGGCCGGAAACTGGACGACGAGAGTTGGAAGCACATCTTCAGCGCCGCGGTTCAGCAACAGGACGCCGTCCCGGGCATCAACGGTGGCTTCGTGGTCCTGGGCGTCTCCACCCGCAAGCAATCCAAGAAATGGTTCAACGAGATGTTCCTCGTGATGGAGGCCTTTGCTGCTGAGCGCGGCGTGAAGTTCACAACGCGGGATTACTGGGAGGGAGCGGCATGAGCAGGTTCAAGGCCGGCGACTTGGCGCTTGTGATCAATCACACCTTCCCTCCGGTGGTTGGAACCTGCGTTGAACTGATCAGCCGCCATTTGGTTGGGCCGGTTGATCGTAGCGATCCGATGGACCCAGGAGTTTATGAAACCCCTGACGGCGAGCCGGTGTGGGTAGTGGACGATCAAGGCGCCATCGTTTGGGAGAAGTGGTTGATGCCACTGAAAGGCGACTTCCAGCCCGAGCAGCAGAAGGCGAAGGAGGTGGAGGCGTGATTCACGCGAAGCTGATGCGCAAGCGGAAGAAGTTCGGCCGGTGCTGTTGCGCCGGCCATGGCGGTTCCTGCCAAGTTAGCCGGGATATCCAGTCGACGCCATGCGGGCGCTCTGTAGACCGGCGGGAAACTCGTAAGGCGCTCCGTGACGGCTGGGAGGACTACTGATGCTCTCCACCCGCCAGCCACGCCCGAAGAAGTGCCAGAACACCGAATGCGGCACCAAGTTCATCCCTCAGCGCCTCGGGCAGCGCGTCTGCTCACCAGCCTGCGCCCTGGCCATCAAGGACAAGCACCAGGCGCCGGCGCGGAAGGCCATCGCCGACCGCAACCGCCGGGAGATCAAAGCGCGGAAGGAGAAGCTGAAGAGCAGGGCGGAGCACCTGAAGGAATGCCAAGCCATCTTCAACCAATACATCCGGCTCCGGGATGCGGACAAGCCCTGTGTGAGCTGCGGCCGTCCCGCCACCTGGGATGGCCAATGGCACGCGTCGCACTACCGCAGCGTCGGCTCCACGCCGGCGCTCCGCTTCAACCCGCTCAACGTGCACCGCGCTTGTTCCATCTGCAACTCGCACCTGAGCGGCAACATCATGGGATACCGGCCTGAGCTGGTGCGTCGGATCGGGGAAGAGGCAGTCCAGATCCTGGAAGGGCCTCATGAGCCCCTGAAGCTGACCATCGAGGACATCAAGGCGCTGAAGGCCAAGTTCCGGGCCTGGGTGCGCGAACTGAAGGCCGCTACTGAAAACTACAGGGGAGAGACGGCATGACTGGCGATGCGTTCCTGTACTCGATCCTGATACCGCTTGCCATTGGCTATCTCTGGGGGAGTTGGAAGGCATGAAACTCAACAGCGCGCGAGAGGCTTGGCATTCGGCGTTCTACTCGCAGTCCGATGGGCAGTGGATTGCCTTCGAGCAACAGCATTACCTCGGCTGCATGGTGCAGATGAGCGAGCGGGACCGATCAACGCTTGTGGCCATGCATCAAGCACTCGCCGGACCAATCCAGGGCGCCATTGCCACGCTCCCGGCTCGCCTGCAGGCCTTCGGGCACCACATGTACGGCCCAGGCACCGAGGACGACATCCGGGAGGCTGCTGAATCCCTGGTGTTCGACGTGGTGTATGCGCAGATGCTCGGGCGCGGTGAGAAGTTCTACGCCAAGACCATGGTCCGGGCTCAGGCGATCGCCGCCGGCGTTCTCTACCGGTACCGCCGCATGCACCAAGGCGGCCAGAGCGCGATGCCCGATCCGCTGCCCAAGCCCGAAGCCTTCCGGAAGTGGATCGAAGACGAGAAGGGCGTGAAGCTGGCTAGCGAGTCATGGGGGCGCGAGTGGGAGCCGTTCGAGGCGGCCTGCTTCCTGGCGTGCGATGACTTGGACAAGGCAGCGCTGGTGCCGGTTTCGCAGATCCTCGCGGTGATGAAGGAGGCGGCGTGAAAACGAACCGTTATAACGTATTGACAGAAAATCTCGGTTGGTGAACAATCATTCCCATCCTAGAAATTGTCACTTCAGAGCCCGGCCATGCGCCGGGCTTTGTCGTTCTTGCATGCGTGAAGCGGAGCTGCCGATGGAACCGACCTCTACTGCGGCAGGAGCATTGCTCGCCAAGTACAGCGCCGCGATAGCCGGCTTCGCGGGGGCCATCCTCTCCCTGTCGTTCCTCCGCGGCCTGACCCGCAAGCAGGCCGGCGCCGCAGTGATCACCGGCTTCCTGTCATCGATCTTCACCACCCAGCTCGTCGTGAGCTACTTCGGACTTCCCGCTGATGCTGATTCGAAGAACGGCGTGGCATTCCTGATCGGTCTGCTCGCCATGAACATCATCCCAGCCGTAAAGGCCGCTGCGGAGCGCATTCTCGCTACCAAGGGTGCCTGACCATGATGAACTCGATCCTCATGGGCTTGGACGCCGTGCTGTGCATTCTGGTGGTACTGGCCGCGCTGGAGTTCCTGCGCGCCGTCCACCTGTTCGAGCATCCAATCCTGAGCCTGTCGTTCTACCTGGTCGCCATCGGAGCCTTCGGCTTGCTGGTGGAGCTGGCAAAAGGCTACTGGGTCAGCCCCTGGGCGGTGGTGATGCACCTCGGCATCGTCAGCTACGCCTGGTCGCGCCGGAAGCAGATATTCCGAGAGAACTGGTCCTGGGATGGAGCGGATCGGAGACGACGCTGAGTTTCAAAAGTAGATAGGAATAGAAATGACTGGCAGACCAAAAGGACTGCCCAAAACGGGCGGCAGATCAAAAGGAACGCCCAACAAGGCCACTGTCGACGTTAAGGCGCTGGCGCAGCAATACAGCGAAGAGGCTGTGAAGAGTCTTGTTGAGATCATGCGCGATGATGGTGCGCCTCACGCTGCCCGAGTAGCTGCGGCCAAAGACATTTTGGACCGAGGGCACGGGAAGGCGACTCAGCCTATTGCGGGAGATCCAGATCGCCCTCCAGTCGGCATTGCGCCGAATCTCTCTGACGACCAGTTGACGCAGCTGGCCAGGAAGATCAACGACGAGGTGTAGCAATGACCGCCGCAGCAGAAGAGCGCTACGCGGCGATCCAGCTTGCCCGGGCTGACTTCTACTTCTTCGCCCGCTGGATGTTCCTGCAGCGCAAGGGCTTCAAGTGGATGCGCGCTGCGCACCACAAGATGGTCTGCGACGCGCTGATGCGGGTGTACCGCGGCGAGTGCAAGCGGCTGGTGATCAACATCCCGCCGCGCTACTCGAAGACCGAGCTGGCCGTGATCAACTGGATGGCCTGGTGCCTGGGCAAGGTGCCCGACGCCGAGTTCATCCACACCAGCTACGCCGCGCAGCTCGCCTCGAACAACGCCTGGCAGGCACGGGAACTGGTAGCCCACGAGGCCTACCGCGAGATTTTCCCAGAGACACAGCTGCGCCCTGACAGCGCGGCCAAGCACGAATGGCGCACCACCAAGGGCGGCATCGTGTATGCCACTGGCTCCGGCGGCACCATCACCGGCTACGGCGCCGGCAAGCATCGTCCAGGCTTCGGTGGCGCGATCATCATCGACGACCCGCACAAGGCCGACGAAGCGAACAGCGACACGATCCGGAAGGGGGTGCTGGACTGGTTCCAGAACACCCTGGAGTCGCGCAAGAACGACCCGCACAACACGCCGATCATCGTGATCATGCAGCGCCTGCACGAGGAGGACCTCGCCGGGTGGCTGCTGGCCGGCGGCAATGGTGAGGAGTGGGAGCTGCTCTCGCTGCCTGCGCTGGGCGAGGATGGCGTTCCGCTGTGGCCCGAGAAGCACACTGCCGACATGCTCGAGCAGATGCGCGCGGCCAACCCCTATGTCTTCTCCGGACAGTACCAGCAACGACCCAGCCCACTCGGTGGCGGGATCATCAAGGGCGCCTGGTTCCAGCGTTACAAGCAACTGCCGCTGCTCAACTACCGCAAGATTTTCGCGGACACCGCCCAGAAGACGAAAGAGCACAACGACTACAGCGTCTTCGAGTGCTGGGGCCAGGGCGAGGACGGCAAGGCCTATCTGCTCGACATGATCCGCGGGAAGTGGGAGGCGCCAGAGCTGAAGCGCCGCGCCGTCGAGTTCTGGAACAAGCACCTTGCCTTCGACACGCACCAGTTCGGCTCCTTGCGCGCTATGGCGGTCGAGGACAAGGCCAGCGGTACCGGCCTGATCCAGGACATCCGCCTGACCTGCAGCATCCCGATCCTCCCGATCGAGCGCGAGAAGGACAAGCTGACGCGCGTCCTCGACGTGGTCGGTTACATCGAAGCTGGCCGCATCTGCATACCGGAGGACGCGCCGTTCACCAGCGACTTCGTCGCCGAGTGCGAAGCCTTCACACCGAACGACACGCACGCGCACGATGACCAGATCGACCCGATGTGCGATGCCATCAACGACATGGTCGCCTCCGGCAACCTCATTGAAATCTGGAACAGGCTGGCAGGCTGATGAGCAAGAAGAACGCACGGCAACAGCAGCGCCTGGCAGCCAAGGTAACCCACGACACCGACCGGGCCCGCAAGTCGTTCGTCACCCGCGACAGCTTCGAGAACTTCGCCGCGCGCGTCGGCCTGCAGGCCAACAACCAGAACACCGCGTCGCACTACACCTTCGACCTGGTCAGCCGCAACCGCGTGCAGATGGAGGCGGTTTACCGCTCCAGCTGGATCGCCGGCATGGCCGTGGACCTGGTGGCGCAGGACATGACCCGCTCTGGTATCGAGCTGGTTTCGGACATGGAGCCCGAGGACAAGGACAAGCTGAACCAGGCGCTTGAGCGTCTGCAGGTCTGGAACCAGCTGTGCGACAACGTGAAGTGGTCGCGCCTGTACGGCGGCTCGATCGCCGTGATGCTGATCGACGGCCAGGACGTCAGCACGCCCCTACGGCTGGACACCATCGCCAAAGGTCAGTTCAAGGGCCTGCTGGTGCTGGACCGCTGGCTGGTGCAGCCGTCGCTGGAGGATCTGGTCACCGAGTTTGGCCCGAACCTGGGCAAGCCGAAGTTTTACACCGTGCTGGCGGATGCCCAGGCGCTGATCAACCAGAAGATCCACTACACCCGTGTGATTCGCCTTGAGGGCGTGCAGCTTCCCTACTGGCAGCGTATCGCCGAGAACGGCTGGGGTCAGTCGGTGCTGGAGCGCCTGTGGGATCGCCTGATCTCCTTCGATAGCGTCAGCGCGGGCGCTGCCCAGTTGGCCTACAAGGCGCACCTGCGCACCTACAAGATCGAGAAGCTCCGCGAGCTGATCGCCACCGGCGGCAAGGCCTTCGAGGCCGTCGTCAAGCAGATCGACCTGATCCGGCAGTATCAGTCCAACGAGGGCATGACCCTCATGGATGCTTCGGACGAGTTCGAGGCGCACCAGTACACCTTCTCCGGCCTGGCCGAGCTCAAGCTCAGCTTCGGTGAGGAGTTGTCCGGCGCGCTGCAGATTCCCCTGGTGCGCCTGTTCGGGCAGTCCCCTGGCGGCCTGAACAGCTCGGGTGAGAGCGATATCGCCACCTACCACGACAACGTGGCTGCCTGGCAAGACCGCGACCTTCGCCCGGGTGTCACCACGCTGCTCGAGGTGGTGTCGCGCTCAGTGCTCGGTAAGCCCATGCCCGATGGCTGGGACTTCAAGTTCAACCCGCTGGGCCAGCTCACCGATACCGAGAAGGCTGACATCGGCAGCAAGGACACCTCGTCGATTGTCGAGGCCTACGACGCCGGAATCATCAGCCGGGCGACGGCGTTGAAGGAAATGCGCCAGTCCAGCCAGACCACCGGCCTCTGGTCGAACATCACCGACGAGGACATCGAGGAGGCGGAGAACGACCCGCCGCCTGGTGCCGAAGACCTGGACCCTCCAGATGCGAACGATCGACCGGAAGAAAAACCGGAATCCGGTCAGGACCAGCCGAGCGGAGCGTGAGTACCAGCGCAGCCTGACCCAGGTGGCGCGGCAGGTCGGCGCGATCATCAACGGCTTCCCGCCAGGTGATCCGTCGGCTGAGCCGACCATCAGCCAGATCCTGCGCAAGTACGCAGACGCACTGAACGACTGGGCCATCGCCACCGGCGCCAGGATGATCACCGAGGTCAACCAGCAGGACCGCAAGGCCTGGGCTGCGAGGACCGAGGAGATGTCCAAGGCGCTGCGTGACGAGATCCTGCACGCCGGCACCGGCGTCGCGATGCGTGGGCTGCTCAGCGAGCAGGTGACGCTGATCAAGAGCATCCCGCTCGACGCCGCCCAGCGCGTGCACGAGCTGACGCTGCAGGGCATAGAGGACGCCACCCGCGCGAACGAGATCGCCAAGGAGATTCGGCGCTCCGGCGAGGTGGCCGCCAGTCGAGCCCAGTTGATTGCCAGGACCGAGGTATCGCGCACCGCGGCGACGCTCACCGAGGCACGCGCCAAGGCGACCGGCAGCGAAGGCTATATCTGGCGGACCGCCCACGACGGCACGGTCCGCAGCTCGCACAAGGCCATGGAAGGGAAGTTTATTCCATGGTCCTCGCCTCCCACCCTGGACAAGCTCACCGGCCACGCAGGCCGTCTGCCGAACTGCAGGTGCTGGCCTGAGCCTGTAATCCCCGAATGACACCCGCCGCCTGGCGGTTTTTTGTGAGTGCACACCATGCAGGTAAGGACGCAAGACGACGCCGGCCGCTGGTTCACGCCCGAGACCCTGAGCGCCCGACAGCGGATGACGCCGGAAGGGTTTCTGCTTTGCGAAGCGGTTCCCATCGCCCGCACCGGCACGCTGATCTACGACGAGAGCGAAATCCCAGTGGAGGGCGGCCCTGGCGGCCTGGTGACCATCGAGCGCAACGCCGACGAGGTGTTCCGCGCCGAGACGATGGCCAGCTTCGAAGGGAAGCCGGTCACGCTTTCGCACCCAGACGAATTCGTGACCCCGGCGAACTGGAAAGAACTCACGGTTGGCATCACCCAGAACGTGCGGCGCGGCACCGACGTCGAGTCGGACCTGATGCTGGCCGACCTGCTCATCACTGATGCCGCTGCCATCGCCCTGGTGCGCAGCGACAACGAACCCAACAGCGAACGTTTGCGGCAGGTCTCCTGCGGCTACGACGCGGACTATGAACAGCTGGCTCCCGGCCGAGGGCGTCAGACCAACATCGTGGGCAACCACGTAGCACTGGTAGAGCGTGGCCGCTGTGGCCCGCGCTGCGCAATCGGAGACTCCGACACCATGAGCAAGACCAAGAAACGCAGCTTCGCCGATCGCCTGCGCGCGGCCTTCATGTCCAAGGACGCCGAGGCAGCCGAGGCACTGGCCAAGGAAGCCGAAACCGCCGACGAGGATGAAGACGACGAGGACAAGGAGAAGGCCAAGACCGGCGACTCCGCGACCCTCGCGGCAATCCTGAAGGAGGTCCGCACGCTGTCCGGTCGCGTCGGCGACATGGAGAAGAAGCTCGAAGAGCAGACCGAGGACGATGACGAAGAGGAGTCTGAAGAGACCACCGACGACGTCCTCGAAGCCGAGAAGGCCAAGGAAAACCCCGAGGCAGGCGGCGAAACCTACACCGGCGACAGTGCTGCGCTGACCGACCTGCGCTCCCGCGCCGAGATCCTGGTGCCAGGCATCACCTTCGGCACCCGCGACGGCAAGGTGAAGGTCGCCGACCACATCTGCAGCTGCCAGCGCCAGGCGCTGATCAAGGCGATGGCTACCGACACCGGCAAGGCCGTGGTCGAGCCGTTCCTGTTCGGCCGCTCCCTGGACAAGTTGACCGCCGACCAGGTGGCCGCTGCCTTCAACGGCGCGAGCGAGCTGGCCAAGGTCCGCAACAACGACAAGGCCGCGCGTACCGCCTCCGCCACTCGTGATTTCGGCAAGACCAAGTCGATCGCCGAGATCAACGCCGCAAACCGCAAGCACTGGCAAGGCCAGGGCAACAACTGAGGACCACCCGATGAGCAACGCATTCCTGTACCGCATGCCGGCGGGCATTCCGGGTGATGTCACCCGTGCCAGCCAATCCACCATCGAGCCGGTATTCCTGAACCCGTCGCTGCCGTTCGCCGGCTTCGGCCTGTTCGGGAAGATCGTCAGCGAGAAGTTCGTGCCCTTCGGCGCGGGCGACGTTGCTGGTGCCGAGTACGGCCTGCTGGTTCGTCCGTACCCGATCACCGGTGGTTCCGGTTCCGATCCGCTCGGCACCTCCACGCCGCCCACCAAAGGCGTCGCCGATGTTCTTCGCCGCGGCTACATGACCGTGAAGCTGAACGCCGGCACCGCCGCGAAGGACGGCCAGGTGTACGTCCGCGTGGCTGCCGCTGCCGCCGGCAAACCTATCGGCGGCATCGAGGCCGCGGCCGACTCGACCAACACCGTGGCGATCACCACTGCCACCTTCATGGGCCCGGCGGATGCCTCCGGCAACGTCGAAATCGCCTACAACATCTGACGGAGATAGCTCGATGAGCAACCTGATCCTGCCGCGCGCTATCAAACGTGCGCACACCCGCGACTCGATGATGACCTTCGACGCGGCGACCATCGACTCCACCGGCGTGTTCCTCATCGGTGAACTGGAGCGCCTGGACCAGAACCTGCACGGCCCGCTGGCGTCCGTGACCTGGTCGCGCGACATCCAGCTCCGCGAGGACGTGTCGATCGCGGACGAGATGTCCAGCTTCACCAACAGCACCTTCGCCGCTGTGGGCGGCACCAGCCCGAACGGCAAGGCCTGGATCGGCAAGGACTCCAGCTCCATCGCCTCGCTGGCGCTGGACATCGGCAAGACTCCCAGCCCCCTGACCCTCTGGGGCATGGAGCTGTCCTGGACCCTGCCGGAACTGGCATCCGCCCAGCGGCTGGGCCGCCCGGTGGACTCCCAAAAGTTCGCCGGCATGCAGCTCAAGCACAACATGGACACCGATGAGCAGGTGTACATCGGTGATGCCGATCTCGGCGTGACCGGCCTGGTCAACGCGGCCAGCGTCACCAACGTCAGCAACGCCGTCACCGGCAACTGGGCAACCGCCACTCCGGCGCAGATCCTGGCCGACGTGAACGACCTGCTGAACAGCGTGTGGGCTGCCTCTGGCTTCGCCATCTGCCCCAGTGAACTGCGTCTGGACCCGGTCAACTACAGCCGCCTGGTGAGCCGCATCGTCTCCGATGCAGGCAACATCTCGGTGCTGGAGTTCCTGCGCGTCAACAGCCTGTCCAACGCCATAAACGGTCGGCCGCTGAACATCCAGCCGCTGAAGTGGCTGACCAACCGCGGCACCAGCAACACCAACCGCATGATGGCCTACACCAACGAGCAGGACCGTGTCCGCTTCCCGATGGTGCCGCTGCAGCGCACTCCGCTGGAATACCGTGGCATCCGCCAGATCACCACCTATTACGGCCGCCTGGGCGTGGTGGAAGTGGTCTACCCGGAAACCATCGGCTACCGCGACGGCATCTGAGGAGAGCATCATGGCCAAGCGCAACGTGCTCAAGGCGTTCAAGCTGAACACCCCCGATGGCATCATCGAGTTCGCCGCCGGCACTCAGAAGATCGAGGACAAGCACCTCGATCACTGGTTCGTGCAGGCGCACCTCGAGCAGCCGGAGGACTCGGCTGAAGAGGAGCAGGAAGAAGAGCAGCCGGAGGACGAGGCCGCCGAGCGGCAACGCCTGTTCGCTGAACTGGCCTCGTTCGGCATCAATGTCGGCGGTAACATCCGGCTCGACACTCTGCGCGCCCGCGTCGAGAAAGCTCGCGCAGATGCCGAGAACCCCACGGAGTAACCGATGGACGCCACCAAGTTCCGCCAGGACTTCCCCGAGTTCGCCGACACCACGAAGTACCCGGATTCGGCGGTGAACCTCTGGCTGGACTTGGCCAGCAAGACGCTCCCAGCTGAACGCTGGTGCGACTATCTGGACATCGGCATGGAGCTTTTCGCGGCCCACAACTTGGCGCTGGCCGCCGGCAACCAGGCTACGGCCGCGGTTGGCGGTGCTCCGGGCCAGGTTAAGGGGCCGCTGACCAGCAAGGCAGTCGACAAGGTCAGTGTCGGCTACGACAGCGGCGCGGCCGCGCTGGAGGATGGCGGGTTCTTCAACCTGACCACCTACGGCATCCAGTTCCTGCAACTGGCGCGAATGATCGGTTCTGGAGGCATCCAGCTATGACGATGAAGGTTGTGAAGGATGATGTGAGCAAGGTACTTGCTGCCATCCAGAAGCTAGTCGGTCAGGAAGTTCTGATTGGAATACCCGCCAGCAGCGCAAGCCGTGAAGGTGGCGGCCCCCTCAATAACGCCCAGATTGGGTACATCCACGAGTACGGATCGCCGCAGGCGAACATTCCTGCGCGTCCATTCCTCGAGCCTGGGGTTTCTGAGGCGATGGACAAGATCACGCCACGCATGAAGGCAGCGGCGAAAGCGGCGATGGATGGAGACTCCAGTCGGGTTGACCAGCAGCTGCATGCGGCCGGCCTGCTTGGCCAGATTGGCGCCAAAACAAAGATCGAAAGCGGCGAGTTTGAGCCGCTGAAGCCTGCAACAGTTCGCAAGCGCCGGAAGGCTCGGCGGACTCAATCTATGCGAGCGGACGAGAAGAAATACCTGGAGTTGATCGCTAACGGCGCTACGCCGGAGCAGGCTCAAGAAGAAACCGGCATCAGGCCGCTGCACAACACTGGTGAGTTGGGAGACCACCTGACTTACGTCATCCGCAAGAAGGAATAGCCCTGTGGCCCAGCTCGACGTCACTGAAATCCTCCTCGATCCGGATTTCATGGACACGGGGCTGGTCTGTAAGCGCTCCGTCCAGGTCGTCGGCGATAACGGTCGGGCGACCAACGTCGTGACCTCTACGCCGTTCGCCGGCGTGGTAACCAGCGACAAGGGCGACATCCTCGAACGGATCGCCGGCGGCGAGCGCAAGAAAGGCTCCATCACCATTCACACGATGTTCAGGCTCACCGCCGGGAGCGGCGAGGACAGCATCGCCGACGTCGTCACCTGGCAGGGCCGCGATTACACAGTGGCCAACGTCAACGACTACAGCCACTTCGGCCGCGGCTTCGTCGCCGCCTCCTGCGACCTCCTACCCCTGGCGGGATAACTCATGGCGAACACCTCAGCATCCGGCGGGTACCTGACGCCGGCGGGCTCTCCTACGCCCGCGGACGAGGCGCTGGAGGACATCCTGCAGCCGATGGTGGCCGGGATCACCGGCCTGCCGGGCAAGATGGTCCGGCCGCGCTGGCAGCCGGGCAACCCGAAGCAGCCCGAGCCAACGGTCAACTGGTGCGCCTTTGGCGTGATGCAGACGAAGCCCGACGCCAACCCGGCCATCGAGCATGACGGGTCCGGGGACGGCGCCGACCAGTACCAGCGCCACCAGGATGTGATCCTGCTGGCCACCTTCTACGGGCCCAACGCCCAGGCCTATGGCCAGCTGCTGAGCGACGGCATGTACGTCCCGCAGAACAGCGAGGCCCTGAAAGCGCAGGGTATGGCCTTCGTCGAGGCCGGTGACCTGGTCGCCGCGCCCGATCTGATCAACCAACAGTGGGTCCGCCGCTACGACCTGCGCATCCGGCTCCGCCGGAAGATCGAACGCACCTACCCGGTGCTCAACATCCTGTCCGCTGATACCCCCGTCATCACCGGCTGACTCCATCGGAGAACTCAATGCAAACTCTCGCCGTTTCGGACGTGGTGAGCGTCCAGGTCGTCATGTCTCCCAAGGCGGCGGCCATCCGAGATTTCGGTGCGCTGCTGATCCTCGGCTCCTCGCCGGTGGTCGACGTAAACGAGCGCATCCGCCAATACTCCAGCCTGGATGGCGTGGCCGCCGACTTCGGCACCTCCGCTCCGGAATACCTGGCCGCGAACCTCTACTACAGCCAGTCGCCGCAGCCGGAAACCCTGTTTGTGGGTCGCTGGGCCAAGGCCGCGACCTCTGCACTGCTGAAGGGCGGCGCGCTGTCCGACGCCCAGCAGGCCCTGTCGAACTTCACCGCGGTCACCGCCGGCGGCATGAAGATCACCATCGACGGCACCCTGAAGACCCTGAGTGCAGTCGACCTGTCGGCCGTGACCAACCTGAACGGCGTCGCCTCGGCGGTAACCGCGAAGCTGGGAGCCTCTGGCGTCTGCGTCTGGAATGCCTCCTTCGACCGCTTCGAGATCACCAGCAGCACCACCGGTGTGACCTCGACGATCACCTACGCCGAGGCTCCGGCTTCGGGTACCGACATCTCTGCGTTGCTGGGCCTGGTCACTGGCGTGGCATCCGCTCCGGTGAATGGCGTTGCCGCCGAGTCGTTGGTGGACGCTGTCGCCGAGATCGCCGGAATCTCCAATGCCTGGTATGGCCTGCAGGTCGCCGACGCCACCCTGTCCGAGAGCGATGTGCTCGCAGTGGCCGCCTTCATCGAGGGCTCCGGCCAGTCGCGCATCTTCGGCTACACCACCCAGAACCCGCTGGCTCTGGACGGCACCAGCACCACCGATATCGTGGCGAAGCTGAAGGCCGCGAACTACAAACGCACCTTCGACCAGTTCTCCAGCAGCAGCCCATACGCCGCGGCCTCGATCTTCGGCCGGGCCTTCACCGTGAACTTCCAGGGCAACAACACGACCATCACCCTGAAGTTCAAGCAGGAGCCGGGCGTCACCGCCGAGAGTCTCAACGAGACCCAGGCTGCCGCGCTGAAGGCGAAGAACTGCAACGTCTTCGTCAACTACAGCAACGACACCGCCATCATCCAGGAAGGAGTGATGGCCAACGGGTACTTCTTCGACGAGGTGCACGGCCTGGACTGGCTGCAGAACGACCTGCAGACCGCCGTCTACAACCTGCTGTACACCAGCACCACGAAAATTCCGCAGACCGACCAGGGCATCAACCGGATCGTCACCACGATCTGCCAACGCCTGGACCAGGCTGTCGCGAATGGCCTGGTAGCGCCCGGCCAGTGGAACGGACCGGAGTTCGGTGCGCTGAAGACCGGACAGTTCCTGAGCACTGGCTACTACGTCTACGCGCCGCCGGTGGCGACCCAGTCGCAGGCAGACCGCGAAGCACGCAAGGCCCCCGTCATCCAGGTGGCGGTCAAGCTGGCCGGCGCCGTCCACTTCGTCGACGTCATCGTAAATGTGAATAGGTGATTCATGAACTCAGCCCCGATTGATTTCTTGCGAGAGGCGCTGAGCTACGACCCCGAATCAGGTGTTCTGACATGGAAAGACCGCCCACGATCGCATTTCGCTACCGATCGTGGTCATCGTGTATTCCGGTCTAGAGATGTAGGGAAAGTAGCTGGACATGTGGTGCAGAGCACAGGATATCGGCTGATAAACCTTGGCCAGTATGGGTTCATTGGCGCTCACAGAATTGCTCTGGCTCTGGTTACAGGGGAATGGCCCGAGGTGGTTGATCACATCAATGGCGACCCTTTGGACAACCGACTTTTGAACCTGCGCTCTTGCACCAAAGAACAGAACTGCAGAAACAGGCGGATGAACCGAGGCAATCGGGCTGGGCTGAAGGGTGTATCGGCACATCCAAATACTCCGCGCTGGATTGCACGGATTCAGCACCAAGGAAAACAGCATTACATCGGGACATTTGACACTCCCGAACTCGCACATGCCGCATACGTTGCGGCCTCAAAACGCCTGCACGGCGAATTCGCGAACGCCGGATAAAGGAGATTCAAATTGTCCACTTACTCATTTCTCGATGTGAACGCCACCCTGGTCGGCGCAGGTGCAGTGATCGACCTGGGCGCCGGCGCGGCGACGGCAGAAGAGGGCATCTCCATCGTCGCGGCCGGTGACAAGAACACCATGATGATTGGCTCCGACGGCGAGGGCATGCACTCCATGCACGCCGACAAGTCGGGCCAGGTCACTGTGCGCCTGCTGAAGACCTCGCCGAAGAACGCCCAGCTGATGGCCCTATACGACGCCCAGTCGCTGAGTTCCTCGGCCTGGGGAAACAACGTGATCACCGTGACCAACTCGGCCAACGGCGACACCACCGTGGCGCGCTCCTGTGCCTTCAAGAAGCGCCCGGACCTGAACTACCGCAAGGACGGCGACATCGTGGAGTGGGTATTCGACTCCATCAAAATTGACGGCCTGCTGGGGACTTACTGATGGCTGAATTCACCGTAAGCGGCCAGAACTACCGCACCGCCAAGATCGACGCGATGCGCCAGTTCCACCTCTCCCGCAAGATCGCGCCGGTGATCCCGGCGCTGATCCCAGTCTTCGCCAAGCTGGCCGAGAGCCAGAAGGCGGATGGCGCGAAGCCCTTGAGCAGCGACCTGGTCGCAATGGCTGCACTGTTCGAGCCGTTCGCCGAGGCCGTGGCCACCATGTCGGACGAGACGGCCGAATACGTCATGGGCACCTGCCTGTCGGTGGTCGCCCGGCAACAAGGCACCACCTGGTCGCCGGTCTGGAATGATCGCCAGAAGGTTGTCATGTTCGACGATATCGACAGCGGCGTGATGCTGCAGCTGGCGGCGCACGTCGTCCGCGAGTCCCTGGGCCCTTTTTTGGCCGGACTCCTGTCGACCTCGGCGCAGGGGTAGGGTCAACGGTCGAACTGGCGAAGCTGCCAGACGGCTTGGACTGGCTCCTGCTGCCGGTCGCCGAGGGAATGTGCAAGTACGAATCCCTGCTCGACGGGACGCTGGATCTGGCGGATATCGCCCTGATGAACGACTGCCTCCTGGTGCGCGCCGAGAACAAGGCGCGCCTGCAGAAGGCCATGGAGTCCAAGTAAATGGCCGATTCCGATGTGATCAAGGAGTTCTTGGTCGGCCTGGGATTCAAGGTCGATGAGAAGGGGCTGAAGATCTTCACCGGCGGTATCGACAACGCCACCAAGGCGGTGACCAAACTGGTCACCACGCTGGCCGGCGCTTCGCTGACTGTCGCCGCCGGGGTCTCGGCCTTCGCCTCGAACCTGGAAAGCCTGTACTACGCGGCGCAGCGGACCGGTGCTGCAGCGGATAGCCTGAAGGCCGCCGACTATGCGGCCCGCGACCTGGGGGCCTCTGCCGCTGAGGTGCGCGGTTCGCTCGAAGGCATGGCGCGCTTCCTGCGCGACAATCCGGGCGGCGAGGGCTTCCTCCAGAGCCTGGGCGTCCAGACGCGAGATGCCCGCGGCAACATCAAGGACACCGCCGACATCCTGGTAGGCTTGGGCCAGCGCCTGCGCTCGATGCCCTGGTATCAGGCTAAGCAGTACGCCTCGATCCTTGGCGTCGACGAGAAAACCATGCGCGCCATCATGAATGGCGAGTTCGGCCGAAAGCTGGAGGAGAACCGCAAGAAGCTCGCCGGCGCCGGGCTGAACCAAGCCACCCGCGATGCCCACGAGTTCATGGTGCAGCTGCGCGGCATCGGTCTGCAGTTCGAGACCCTGGGCACCCAGGTGCAGGCCGAGCTGATGCATCGCCTCGGCCCGGAGTTGGAGAAGTTCTCCGCCTGGTTCGAGAAGAACAGTCCGATGATCCGGGACCGGATCGTTGACGTGACCAAGGCACTCGTCGAGTTTGGCGAAGAGTCCGAGCCGTACCTTGAGGCTGTCTACAAGTTCTTCGTTGACTTGGACAAAGCAACTGATGGCTGGAGCACGAAGATCATCGTAGTGCTGGGGCTTATGCGTGCGCTCGGCCTTACGTCTCTGGTAACCGGAATTCTCAAGCTGGCGGGCGCGTTCCTGAAACTTGGGAAAGGAATTGGTGCAGCCGAGACTGCCGCTGGTGGTGGTGCTCTGAGGAAGCTGGTAATGGCAATTGGGCCTACCGCTGCCTTTGTCGCGGGGATGCTCTATTCGCCTGACCTCAATGAAGGCGAAGACAAGGAAGTGGCGCGCATTCGCCGCGAGCGCGGCCTGCCTGATCAGGAGCCGAAGACTCCCGGCCTGGATGCAATGGCCAACGCCTGGCGCACCCTGCAGGGCGTCGACAAGGACAAGTCGACCTTCGCCATGGACTTTTTCCAGGCGCAAGGCTGGAAGCCGCATCAGGCCGCCGGAATCGTTTCCAATCTGGCCGCCGAGAGCAATCTGAACCCCCATGCCATTGGCGACTGGGGACGGGCTGCGGGGATTGGTCAATGGCATCCCGACCGCCAGCAGGCGTTCGAGAAGTTCGCAGGCTTCAGCCTGCACGACCCGCGAGCGGACTTCATGAAGCAGCTGGAGTTCGTCCAGTACGAGCTGACCCAGGGCGCCGAGCAGAAGGCAGGGAAGCTGCTGATGGCTGCCCAGAACGCCCAGGATGCCGGCGGGGTTGTGTCGCGCTACTACGAGCGGCCAGCCGCTACCGAGGTTGAAGCCGCGAAGCGCGGCCAGATGGCTGTGCAGCTAAATCAGACAACCAATATCAACGTGTCCGGTGGATCAGATCCGAATTCTACCGCCCAGGCCGTCGCCGGTGCTCAGGGCCGTGTGAACGAGGAAATGGTCCGAAGCACCAGTACGGCGGTGAACTGATATGCCCAACTTTGCAGGACTGATCTCGATCGACCCGAAGCGCTCCATCGGGCCCATCACTGCGATGGTCACTCTGGAAGAGCTCAGCACCGACAACCTGCAGATCACCGAGCACCCCGTGGAGCTCGGTGCCAACATCAACGACCACGCCTTCAAGCAGCCGGCAGAGGTGGTGATTCGCTGTGGGTGGAGCAATTCGAGCCTTGGCAGCCTGATCTCCGGGCTGCGCCAGGCGGTTTCGACCATTTTCGGCGACTCCGCCTTCGGCTCTGATTACGTGTCGGGTGTCTACAACCAGTTACTGGCATTGCAGGAATCGCGTATTCCGTTCGACGTGTCGACCGGCAAGCGCACCTACCAGAACATGCTGATGCGCAGCTTGGCACTGACCACCGACCCTCGGACCGAATACGCGCTGATGTGCACGGTGGTCTGCCGGCAGGTGATCATCGTGCAGACGCAGGCGACGACGCTGCCGCCGCGTGATGCCCAGGCGAACCCGCAGGGCACGGGCGAAGTGTCCAACATGGGATCGAAGCAAACGGCTGAGGCCTTTCCAGCGCCTGGCGGCTGGCAACCGCCGAACGGAACGGGGTGATCGATGGCGAACTTCGAGATTCCCCTGTCGCCCGAGGGGCAGCGCTTCAGCATCACATTGAGCGGCGTCGAGTATCAGCTGCGGGTGCAGTGGCGGAATGCCGTGGACGGCGGTTGGGTGTTGGATATCGCCGACGCCGGCGGCACGCCCATCATCAACGGCATCCCTCTGGTGACGGGCTGCAACTTGCTGGCGGCCTATGCGCACCTGGGATTCACCGCTGCGCTGTGGGTGCAGACGACCGCCGAGCCTGATGCGGTGCCCACGTTCGATAACCTGGGCGTAGGCTCGCATCTCTATTGGTGGACTGAGGGCTAGAAGAAGAACACTTTCATGATCAGGTAGCAGACGAAGATGATGAAGGCGAGCTTCATTAGGACAACTACCAACTGAAAGAAGCCGGCCACGAATGAGACTGGAGATACCTTTCGTTGCCGGGGTGCGCCTACGCCGCCTGAAATCTTCGTGCGGTATGAGAGACCGGTGCCAGGTATGCCTGCATTGGTGTGCACGCCTTTTTTGCCGACGTTCACAGACGCGCCGCGTTTCCCAACAGTAGTGCTAACGCCTCCCTTGGAGATGTTCAGCTTGATACCTGGCGCTACTTTGATGCTCTTTCTGAACCTGAATCCCATCAGAATTCCCTCTCTTATGGTCTAAACCTAATGAGCGTACCCCAATACCTGCGCCAAATCAGCCTGAAGATCGGCAACGACCAGGAAGGCCTCGACCTGTCCAATCTGCGCATCCGGTTCTCGGTGCGCCGTGGAGATGTCTCGACGCCAAACACGGCCGACATCCGCGTTTATAACGTCAGCGCCGAGACTGCCAAGAAGGCTGACCTACGGGAGTTTTCCCGGCTGGTCCTGCAGGCAGGCTACGCCGGCAACTTTGGGGTGATCTTCGACGGCACCATCAAGCAAGTGCGGCGCGGCCGGGAAAGCCAGACCGACACTTACTTGGATATCACGGCAGCGGATGGCGACAGCGCCTACAACTGGGCCGTGATCAATACGTCGCTGGCCGCTGGGTCTACGCCAGAAGACCACCTTCAGGCCGCCATGAAGGCAATGGAGTCGCGCGGTATCACGATGGGTGAGCGGCCGCCGCTACCGACCAACAAGCTGCCGCGCGGCAAGGTCATGTTTGGCATGACGCGCGACTACCTGGATGCCCTGGGGAAGACGCAGGACATCAGCTGGAGCTTCCAGGACGGCAAGATGACGCTGATCCCGAACACCGCCTACCTGCCCGGCGAGGCCGTGGTGGTTAACTCGGAAACAGGGATGGTGGGCCTGCCGGAGCAGACCCAAAACGGTGTCAATGTGAAGATGCTGCTGAATCCTGCGGTTCGCTGCGGTCGCCGGCTGCAGATCAACAACGCCAGCATTCAACGGCTACGGCTTAGCCCGGCCGAGCTAGATGAAGCTGATGTACGCTTTATGCTTCAGCAGATAAACCTGGATGCTGACGGGTTCTATAAAGTTTTGGTCGCAAATCACGTCGGCGATACGAGAGGTAATGAGTGGTATACCGACGTGATCTGCATATCTGTAGATACAACGGTTAGCAATCAGGGAATGGTCAAGGCCGGGGTCGGGATACCAGGAGTTATTGCTGAGCCAGGCCCCGTCAAACCCTATGGCTAATGTCGCTTGTAAATGGACTTAACGATCCTGGCGTTTCCTTTCTTGTCCACCTCAGCCACTACATAGGCTGACTCTGATGACCGCCTCGTCATTCCATTCTCGAAAACAATTACCACCTCGCCGCCAAGAAGCTTTCCCCAGCACGCCTTCATTGGGATGGCTATGGCGGTGGTGGTGTATTCACGCATGTCTTTGGCATTGACGATCGGAAGCTGGCAGGGGCGGTCCAGGTAGAGCACTTGCTTTGCGGATCGCGCATCAAACTCTTCGCCCACGTATTGCCTGCCTTCGCCCGGATCGAAAAGAACTGTTTCTGCAAAAGCAGGCGCTGCTACCAGCAGAGCGCCCATCAAAATTGCTTTCTTCACGGTGACTCTCCTTGAATCCTCTTGAACGAATGGACGACCCAATCCGTTGGCTTGCCGTGGCTTTCAACGGCCTGCAGTCGAAACTATGGACCGCGCTACCGGGAATTATCCAGAGCTTCGACGCGGTTGCCATGACGTGCGTGGTGCAGCCGGCCATCCAGGCCCTGGTGCGCGACGAGGCCGGCAACCTGTCGCCGGTCAACCTGCCGCTGCTGCTGGACTGCCCGGTGCAGTTCCCGGCCGGCGGTGGCTGCACGCTCACCTTCCCGGTAAAGCCGAACGACGAGTGCCTGGTGGTGTTCGCCTCGCGCTGCATCGACTCCTGGTGGCAGTCAGGCGGCATCCAGGCGCAGGCCGAACTGCGCATGCACGACCTGTCCGACGGGTTCGCTCTGCTGGGCTTTCGGTCTCAGCCGCGGGTCATCGGCGCCGTGAGCACCAACTCGGCTCAGCTCAGAAGCGATGACGGTATCGCCTTTGTCGAGATCAATCCGAGCACGCATGCCGTGAACGCCACCACGACTGGTCCGATGGCGCTCTCTGCGCCTCTGGTCACGATCAACGGGGACGTGAAGGTGAACGGTCGCGTCGACACCACCGGTGACGTAAAGGCCGGGACAATCAGCTTGCAGTCCCACCGAACCTCTGGCGTTACCGCAGGGACGGGCACAAGCAGCACCCCGGTACCGTAATTGGCCTCCTATATGGACAAAAAACCTCACTAGTACAGAGACAGAAAGCAAAAGCCCCGAGTGCTCGCAACACTCGGGGCTTTTTATTCCAACCCCCATCAGACCTGGGAGAAGAAATTGGATGAATTTTAACCTCAATGTAGAGGTACGCAAAGTGCTACAGCTCATCGCTAAAACGCCCTGCCTGCGCCGCATGGCGTGGACTGTTCTACTGATCGGCGTGATGTGGGCATCCGCCCCGCTGGTCACTGCCGTGCGCTGGTGGTGACGATGCGATACCGAAAGCTCGATGCCGACGGCGACTACACCTTCGGCGGTGGCCGTGCGGATTTCCTCGTGGATTCCCCGGAGGCGGTTGGCCAGGCCGTGCTGACGCGCCTGCAGCTCTTCAAGGGTGAGTGGTTCGTCGACACTGCCGACGGCACGCCTTGGCAGACCGAAGTGCTTGGCGAACACACCAGGGCGACATACGACATGGCCATCCGGAATCGAATCCTCGGCACCCAGGGCGTAGAGCAGATCGACAGCTACGACAGCGAGTTCGAGCCGAACAGCCGGAAGCTGACGATCACCTGCACGATCACCACGGCCTACGGCCAGACCACTATCAGCGAGACGCTCTGAATGGCCTCTTCGACCGCACCGATCATCGACGCCAACGGCATCTCGGCGCCCAGCTATGCCGAGGTGTTGGACTACCTCCAGCAGCAGTACCGCTCGATCTACGGGGCGGACGTCTATCTTGGCAACGACAGCCAGGATGGCCAATTCCTGGGCGTGCTCGCGTTGGCCATCAGTGATGCGAACGCCGCGACCATCGCCGCCTATAACTCGTTCTCTCCGCTGACTGGGCAGGGCAACGGCCTGTCCAGCAACGTGAAGATCAACGGGATCGCGCGTGCGGTGGCCACGAACTCCCAGGTGGATCTAAAGGTCGTCGGCCAGGCTGGCACCGTGATTACTCAGGGTATCGCCCGGGACGTGGCCGGCTTCAACTGGGCACTTCCGGCCACCGTGACGATCCCGCCGGGGGGCGAAATCACCGTCACAGCTACCTGCACCGAGATGGGCGCAATCTCCGCCGGCATTGGCCAGGTCAATGTGATCGCGACGCCGACGCGCGGCTGGCAGACGGTCACCAACCCTTCAGCGGCCGACCCTGGCGCTCCGGTTGAGACTGACTCAGCCCTCCGCCAGCGGCAGCAGGTATCGGTGGCGCTTCCTTCTCGGACGGTGCTGGAGGGAACCTCGGGGGCGGTGGCGAACATCGTCGGCGTGACTCGCCTGGCTACCTACGAAAACGACACCAACTCGACGGACGCCAACGGCATTCCCGCGCACTCTATCTCGCTCGTGGTGGAGGGAGGGGATGCCGCCGCCATCGCGCAGGCGATCGCCGACAAGAAAACTCCAGGAACCGGCACCTATGGGACAACGTCGCAAGGCGTGACGGATGTGTACGGCCGTCCGCTGACCATTCGCTTTTACCGGCCAACCTACCAAGCCCTGACGGTTGCACTGACGATTAAAGCCTTGGCTGGCTACAGCTCAGTCACTGGCGCAGCCGTCCAACAAGCCGTTTCTGACTACATCAACTCGGTGGCAATAGGCGGCGGTCTGAGCAAGTCGGTGGAGTGGGCGGACGCGATCACCGCAGCGAACAGCGTTCCGAACAACACCACCTTCAAGATCACCAGCCTGGCGCTTGCTGGACCGGGCGGGGCAGGTAGTCCAGACGTGCCGCTCGCATTCAACCAGGCAGCCCAGTGCTCTCCATCCGCTGTAACGATAACGGTGACCTGACCCATGGCGAGCCTTTCCGATTATCTCGCGCTGATCACTACGGAGCACGCCGACAAGCCGAAGTACATGGCGATGATCGAGGCGGTGCTGGGCCCGATGGTCGACGCTCTGAACTCCTCGGCGCAGCTCCCTAAGGACTTCGACCTGGACCAGGCAATCGGCGCGCAGCTGGATGTCGTTGGGCTCTGGGTTGGCATAGGTCGCCGGGTGAATACGCCCCTAGTGGGCGTCTATTTCGCCTTCGATACGGCGGGCGTTGGGCTTGATCAGGGCGTCTGGAAAGGGCCGTACGATCCTGACAGTGGCGTTGTTGAGCTCGACGACGAAACCTATCGGATCCTGATCAGGGCGAAGATCGGTGCGAATCGTTGGGACGGCACGATGAGTGGCTCAAAGGCGATTCTCGATCTGGTTTTCGGCGGCGACACCTACGTATTTCTCCAAGACAACCAGGACATGTCGATGACCATCGGCGCTTCCGGAGAGCCTCCGTCCGCCATTGCCCTAGCCCTGCTTACCGGCGGCTACATCCCGATCAAACCAGAAGGCGTCCGCGTGGACTACTACGTCGTCACCAATACAGACGCTCCTCTATTCGGTTTCGACGTTTCCAACCAATTCATCTCCGGCTTCGACCAAGGAAGCTGGGGAACTGTCTACTCCTGACGGGAGCACTACATGGCAACTAACGATTTCCTGCCGTTCGCCGGCGGGGCGGGTTCGAACGTCCTCACTCAGGCAGCCTATGCAGCCCTGGCCGCCAGAACGGCTGGCTTTTCTGCTGGCGTGGCAAAGTCAGCCGAGCTGAATAAGGTTTGGCGGCAGTCCTCGATTATGGCTGCCGTTCTCGCTCAACTCATCGCCGATAACACGGGTGCTGATGTTATCGATGATGGTACGACCGCAACCATTCTGGACGGGTTGAAGAGTGCTACTGCGGGGCGCCTGATTGGCGTGCGCGTATTCAGTACGGCTGGATCATCTGTCTATACCCCAACGACAGGCACAAAATCCGTGGTGGTCGAAGCAGTCGGCGCTGGTGGTGGTAGCGGTGGAGCACCGGCTACGAACGCTTCCCAGAGCGGCCTTTCGGCTCCTGGCAGTAATGGAGCTTATGCGAAGGCCCGTTATCTCTCTGGTTTCTCCGGCGTGACCGTAACGGTGGGGGCAGGAGGAAGTGCAGGCGGGCCAACCACGGCAGGCGGGAACGGCGGCACCACGTCCTTTGGCGCCCTTCTGTCGTGCCCAGGTGGCCGCGGGGCGGGTACCGGCGTGCTAGTTGGAGCCACCCCGGTCATTTCGCTTGGCGGCTCTGGCTCTGGATCTCCAACAGGCTCCGGGATACTGCAGGCCATCGGATCATTCGCAAGCAACAACGCTTTGGGGGCGGCCTGGGGGAATGCCACAGGATTCCTCCCTCTGCAAACCACTCCCATTGGCGCTGGTCTCGGAGCGAGTGGTGTTTACACGGGGGCAAGCGCATCTGCAGTTAATGGCAACACCGGCGAAAACGGCTGTGTCATCGTTTGGGAGTACGCATGATGAAGACCTATGCACGCATTGATGGTGTCGAGGTCGTTGAGCTGTTTGCGACCGATGGCGATATCACGGAAATGTTCCATCCGGACCTGGTGTGGGTAGAGATCCCGGAGAATGCAGATCCTTTAGTTGGCTGGGTCTATGAAGACGGAGAGTTTTCTCCGCCGCCACCACCGACTGAAGAAGAGCTTGAGGCGATTGCAGGTGGGCATCGAGCAGCCCTTATGGTCTGGGCGTCTCAGCAAATTGCACCGCTGCAGGATGCCGTCGACCTCGAAGAAGCAACCACGAGCGAACAAGCTGAACTCAAGGCTTGGAAGCAGTACCGCATTTCACTGAACCGACTTGACCAGCAGCCTGGCTGGCCGACAGATATTCAGTGGCCAGTTGCGCCGGAGGTGGAGTGATGCCCCTCACTGAAGCGCAACTCCTGCGCATCCTCCCGAACGCCGGCCCTCGAGCCGGCGTTTTCGTTCCTGCGCTCAACCGCGCGATGCAGCGCTACCGGATCGACTCGCCGGTACGCCAGGCCGCTTTCCTCGCTCAGATCGGCCACGAATCTGGCCAGTTGCGCTACGTGCGCGAGATCTGGGGCCCGACGGCGGCGCAGCAGCGCTACGAGGGCCGGAAGGACCTGGGCAATACCCAGCCGGGCGACGGGGCCAGATTCAAGGGCCGCGGCCTGATCCAGATTACCGGCCGGGAGAATTACCGGAAAGCTGGCGCCGCCCTGGGCCTACCGTTGCTCGACCAGCCTGAACTGCTGGAGCAGGCCGAGTGGGCAGCTGCATCTGCCGCTTGGTGGTGGTCGAGCCACGGCCTGAACGAGCTGGCCGATGCCGGCCGCTTCGAGGACATCACCCGGCGCATCAACGGTGGCCTGAACGGTCAGGCTGATCGCCTGGCGCTCTGGGAGAAGGCGAAGGCGGTGCTGGCATGACCTGGCTGCTCAGCTACTGGAAGCCCCTGGCCCTGGTAGCGGTCCTGCTCTGCGCCTTCGCTTCTGGCTGGCTTTCAAACGGCTGGAGGCTGGGCCAGCAGATCGAGCAGCAGCAGGCCGCTTTCCAGGCTGATCTGAGTACGATCAACCTCGCCACGGCAAAGGCCCAGCAGGAAGCCAACGAACAGCGTCAGGCGCTTGCCAAGGCTGTCCAGCAGGATTCCGCTACCCGATACCAGGAGTACACCGATGCCCAGCATCAGAATGCTCAGCTTCGTGCTGACCTGCTCACTGCTCAGCGCAGGCTGTCAGTCAAGGTCAGTGGTTGCAGTTCCTCCACCGACGTGTCCACCGCCGCCGGCACCGGAGGCGTGGATCATGCAGACGGTCGAGCCGACCTTGACCCAGGATCTGCTGATCGAATTGTCGCCATAGCCAATCGAGGTGACGATGCCATCCGGCAGTTGATGGCGTGCCAGGGGTATGTCAGGAAAATCTTGGGGGAGTAGGGCGCCCAGAACGGAGGCTCAATCCCACGGCGTGATGCTGTCAGCCCACTCCTGCATCATGCCGCGCCGCTGCTCCAGGTAGGTCGCGTGGTTGTAGGTCTCACGGATGATGCTGGGATCGGTGTGGGCCAGTTGCTTTTCGATCCAGTCGCGGTTGTAGCCGCGGTGGTTCATTTCCGTCGAGAACATGTGCCGGAAGCCGTGCGGTGACTGCTGGCCGCGGTAGCCGCAGGCATTCATGGTCTCGGTGGCGTAGTTCACGCCCATTGGCCGACTGATGTCGTTCCGGTTCGGGAAGACATACTGGAGTCCCTTGGAGAAGGGCAGCATGGATTCCAGTAGTTGGATAGCCTGGCGCGACAGCGGGATGACGTGGTCGCGACGCGCCTTCATCCTGGTGGCCGGGATAGTCCAGGTTGCCGATTCAAGGTCGATCTCGGCCCACTCGGCATAGCGCACCTCTCCAGGCCTGCAGGCGGTGTAGATCATCAGTAGCGTGGCCGTGATGTACATGTGGCCAGTTTCGCATTCACGGATGGCCTTCATGATCCTCGGCATCTCGTCGAAGTCGACGAATGGCCGGTGCTTATAGACGTCTATCTTCTCAGTGACGGTATGCATCTCTGCTGTCGGGTTGGATTCAGCCACGCCGGTGGCGATGGCGTACTTGAACACCTGGCCAATCCATTGTCGTGTCTTAACTGCCGAGGTGATGGCGCCCCTGTCCTCGATCTTCCTGATCAGCGTGATGATCTCGGCTCGACTGATGGACTTGATCTGGCGCTTACCGAAGGCCGGCAGAACGTCATTGTCCATCGCAATCCGAATTCCCTTCCTTGTTCCCTCCGCAATATCTCCCTCCCTGAACTTGAACCATTCCTCATAGACCTTCTTGAAGGTCTGGCCGCTGGCCTCAAGTCTCTCCGTTTTCTTTTCCTTCCTTGATTCGCGCGGATCAATTCCGTTTGCGACCTCCTCGCGGGCCTCGTCCCGACGCGTTCGTGCCTCCTTCAATCCGATCTCGGGGTATGTCCCCAGCGATATGCGAGCCTGCTTGCCCAGCCAGGTGAAGCGGAAGTGCCAGCTTTTCACGCCGCTGGCGGCGATATAGAGAGTGAGCCCGAGAGAGTCGGCAAGCGTGTAAGCCTTTTCCTTTGGCTTGGCTTGCCGCACGGCGGTGTCCGTGAGCGCCACTAGTACATTCTCCAGTCCGGTTCAGTTGGGTGTACTGGAGGATGTACTAATTGGCGTGGGCTGGGAAGGTTCTTCGTGACACTCGGTGACACTGCGAATCCTGCTGAAGAAGCGCTTTTGCAGGTTTCGTGGTGCTCGCCGGTTTTTGGCGGGAAGGAAAAGTGGAACCCTTGAACAGTTCCAAGAGGTGGCCTTCAGATCATCAGTGGGCAATTGCAACCGCTCATTGTACCCACTTTGCCCGCCGCCCGGGCACACCCCGTCGGCGGCTCAGCGCGTCAACTCGACCTGGACTTCCTCGCCCTCGCGCAGCATCAGCGGCGCCATGACGGTGGCGCCCACCGTGGTCGGGCCGTTGGCGCCGGTGGTTTCCCAGGTCACTTCGCAGCTCAGGTAATAGCGCCCCGCCGGCACCTGGGCGAAGCTGAAACGGCCCTCGGCGTCGGCGCGCACCGTGCGGGTGTAGATCTTCGCCCGGGTGTCGGGCTCGCCTAGCGGCCGCCGCTCCTGGTAGGCCTTGTACAGCGGCGCCATGTAGCGCGTCGCCGGGATCAGCGCCACGTCCTTGCCGGCCGCCGGCTTCAGGGTGCCAGCGCGGGTCTTGAGGAAGGCGCGGCCGTCGATCCTGCCGTTGCCGTGGACCGCCAGCGCCTGGTACTCGGCGCTGGGGAACTCGCCGAAGTTCAGCGGCCGGCCCTGGTTGGGCGAGATGCAG